AGGTTTAGGAATATTGTTAATAATACCGCTGGTACTTGGTATACGCTGTATGGAAATAACAATGCTAATAGTACAGGAGTTGATTGGTCAGCCCAAAACCTAACCCTTGCAGGTTCAATAACAGGGGCTACTTCAATCACTACTGGTTCAATCACCCCAACAAACCTATCAACAGGCTATCTACCTTATATGAATGGAAGTTTGGTTAATAGTCCTGTTTATACCAATGGAGAATTTGTTAGTATAGGCACTTCAATTCAAATAAAAGGGGGAATGACGAGTACTCTTCCTGTTTTATCTGTGTTTGGTACTTCCATTACCTTTGCTAAATATGCTGATTCTACAAGTTGTAATAATTTTCAAATAGTTAAAGGTAGGGGTACATTAACATCTCCTGTTGCATCTAACTCAGGAGATTATTTAGGTACTTTTTCTTTTGCTGGTATTACTACTGCTCTAAGCTCTTCTATTGGAGCTGCAATTTACTCTTATCAAACGGGAGATGCAACAAATACACAAGTACCAGCAGATTTTAGATTTTTTACTTCTGATGGAACAACTTTTGGTGAAGTTATGAGGATGACTTCCGATAAAAAAGTATTTATCGACTATACCTCCGACCCAACATCAGGAAATAAATTGGCTGTTAATGGTAATGGGTATTTTAATGGAAATCTAACCCTTGCAGGTTCAATCACGTGGTCACATACAATGTCTACAACTGATGTTGGAAGATTTGCATATTCAGGGGCTAGTTCAAATGTTTTATATTCTGGGGGTATTGGAGGTTTTGGGATAAATAACCAAGCAGATTCAGTACGAATAGTTCAGGTAACTGATGATGGTAACGTCTTTATCGGCTACACTTCCGACCCTACAAGCGGAAACAAACTTGCCGTTAACGGTAACGGATACTTTGCGGGTTCTTTGACGGCAACAGGTGAAGTAACAGTTGGTCCTCATACAGATGGAACAACAGAAGTTGCATCTAATGTGTTATATGGGACAACAGATCCTCCCACTGGTACTTTTAAAGAAGGAACAATTTATATAAAATATTAATAATGGATGCTAACTATAATACATTAGATAATATTCCCCCCATATTTGATACTGAATATTGGGTTAAACAAAAATTGTTATATCTGACCAAGAACTCTACTGATTTTGATAATAATAAAATAGTTGGCATAACAAAGAATAGTTCAACAGAAGGGCAATATCCAGGTGCATTAGTTACTAAAGTATATTCCTATGATGATATTAATAATGCTATAACTAATACTCCGGTATTAACATTAATTATGGATGAAACAAGTAGTTATATTACATCACAATCAAGTGGGGCATCTGTAACATTTAATAATGGAAATAATCCTAAAATAAAAAGGTTAACAACACTTAATTTTTTAGTAGCAAGTATAGCGTTAAAATCAGGTTCTACTGCATTACCAAATCAAATAGGAAATGTAACTGATGATTTTTTATTAATATTTAATTTAATAGGGTGGGATAATGCTAATAATGATACAGTAGATATAAATTATACAACTGGTGGTACAGTTACTGCCGGAGCAAGTTCTGATTATGATATTGATATTATTGACTCTAATCATTTTGTTGTAGCAACATCTGCATTAGCTGGTTTAGTTCAAATATATGAAATAAATAGTACATTTGATGGTATAACATTATTAACACAATTATCTAATACCGATAGTACACAAAGAAGTACAGTAAACACAATCAAAGTAATAGATAGTTCTCATTTTATGGTTAGTAGGTTTATTCCTACAACTAATGTTTCTGAACTTATTGTATATTCATTTGACACCTCATATAATATAACTGAATTAAAAAGGATAACGTTAGCAAGTGGAACAGCATTAAGGGATTTTACATTTGAAATAGATACTGACAATAAATACGGGGTTATATTTGGATATGACCCGGGTGCACCATCCGGGCATGCTAATATTTATAGTGGATATATTTCATATAATAGTGATTTTTCTACAGTTAATGCATCTATACAAGAAGACCCATATTTAACTGATGGAATGAATGTTGACATATATTCATTTAATACACAGCCGGAGATAAAACCTATATCTAATAATTATTTCTTAGTTACAACAGGCAATGGGGCGTCTATAAATTATTATCTATATAAGCAGGCCACTAATTATCCAGAATTAATATTAAGAAGTGGTTGGGCAACAGATGATAAGCGTAATATAACATCTATATCTAATCTGATTATTAATAAAAATATATTTATATCAAGTTGGGCAGACAGTTCATCATCTTCTGTTTGGGGGAGGATGAGTACGTTTCATGTATATGACAGGACACAACTTAATCAAAGTATTAATATGAGTGTTTATAGCAATGGTGCATGGCAACAGGGAATACGTGGATGGATATATGAAGATGGTGGATGGAGATTAATGAAAAAAGCTGATGTATATACAAATTCAACATTAAATAATCCATTTATTGAAAGTTATGAATTTGCTCAACCAAGTATTACATCAGTAGTATGGGGAAGTGATACTTCTACTGTAGATGTAATTATATCTTGTAGTAAAGCATGGACGGTGTCATATATGCCAAGTTGGATAACATATCAGGTTGGCATTATGCTTACTAATTATGATGCAAACCCACCAACTAAAGTATTTGAAGATTATACAAGTTTAGGAACGTTTGGTACGGGTTATATATTAAGGTTAACTCCAAGTAGTACTACAAGTGAAAGGTCTGATAATATAACTATTGCTATTGATGGTGCTGATATATTAACAATTCCGGTTAGTCAAGGTGTAGCCCAGTCAGACCCAACAATATCAATGAGCAATTCCGCATTTAGTGTAGTATCTCATGATGAAACGGTAACATTAAACAGTGTTGATGTTCCATTTGATATTACGCCCTCTGCAACACAGACAAATGTGAAGTTTACATTATATAAAGATGGAACAGCATTAGATAATCAGGTAATTATTGAAGGTACTTTAGAGCAAAATACTAAATATTCAAATTCATTTACTTTAGCAAATGCTGCAACATATAATGAAACATATGAAATTAAAGTTGAATTAATATAAGCAATTATGATTTTAGTATTAATAATTATTATTTTATTATTTATAGCATTATGGAATGCTTATGTAATACTTTGGAGAACAGATATAAATAATGATAAAAAGTATTCTAAAATATGGCATGGTATTGGACTTATTATAAGAGTACTTATTATGATTATTCCATTTTTCTTTATTAATTCAATAATAGAAGATATTAAATGGTTATTAGTATCTATTTCTATTGGAGGAATTGCTTATGATTTCATTATTAATGCAATTAGATACTATTATACTAAACAGCCTCCATTATGGTATGTTGATAATAAGGGTTGGAATAAATTCTTTTTAAAGTTTTTATCTGCTAAACTATATTGGATATTAAGAGGAATATTTGTATTAACAACAATTATAATATTATTTATATAAACAATTAAACAAATTATTAACAATTAAAAATTTTAAATTATGTGGTATATTATTTTATTTGTAATAGGTCTTTTGTTAGGATTTATTACTACATTATTATTTTCAAAAAAAATAAAACGTATTGAAAATGATATTAAAGAAGATATTACTAATATTCATAATCATATTAGTAATATTGATAATAAAATCGAAACTGTGATTACTAAAGCTAGTAAAGATGTAGATAAATTTAATGGTGGAGGTTCACCTAAAACAGATAGGAAGCAATAATAAAATTAAATAATTTTTATAAACTAAATTTTAAAGTAATGAAAAATAAGGATTTGTATGTAGCATTAAATAATGTTGCAGTATTAAAAGGGTTAACTGGAGCTAAATTTCTTATTGCACTTAAAAAAGCTAGAAGAGATATGCAAAATGAAGTTGATATTATTGAATCTTTAAAAACTGATAATGATAAATATAATGAGTTTTTAAAAGAGCAGACTGAACTTCAAGAAAAATATAGTGTAATAGAAAATGGTAAACCTAAGACAGAAACTATTTTTGATGATAATAAGCAGCCTATAGGAAAAAAATATATTATTAAAGAGGATAAAATAGATGAATTTAATACTAAATATAATAAATTAACTAAAAAGTATGAGCATGTATTAGATGATTATATTTCAGCATTAGAATTAGATACTAAATATAATAAGATAAAACTTGCTAGCAGATATTTACCTGATAATATATCTTTTGAACAATACGAAATAGTTGATTTATTTCTTGACATTGTATAATATTTTAAGTATATTTGCTTATTAATTTTTAAATTATAATAATTAATGAAACCAGTAAAAGGACAAAATAGAGATAGAGATTTTATTACCAATATACCTGATACTATATCAGATGGCAAAAACTTTATTATTACAGATTTATTTAGTACAATAACATCTGAAAAAGGTAATATAATATTACATTCTGTTACTGGTTTCATTAATGGAATTATATCAACTAGTGATTCAATAGTTATCTTTAGTATAGATGGTGAATTTAGTGAAATTGGAATATATAAAGATGATAAATATACTATAATATTAAAAACAAAATATTTATCATTTGATATTAATCACCCAATAAGTGGAGAATATTATTATAATGAAAATAAAGAATTAATAATATTTTTTTATGATGATATTAATACTTCTAAAATAATTAATATTAATAGTTTACCGTTTGAAATAGATACTAATTATGAGTTATATGATAGTAAAAAAATAAAACTATTAGAACAATTTATACCATTTAAACAACCTATTTATAAATTAATTGGAGTATATGATAATGATGGTAATCTTCCTCAAGGAGTATATTATGTATCAATTCAATATAGATTAATAGATGGTACATATACTAATTCAACAGATTTATCAAATCCAATATTTGTTGTTAAAGAAAGTAGTGGAGAAGAATGGGAAAATTATGCTGCATATTATGAAAATATAAATACTAATAAATCTATTAATTTAGCAATAGATAATATTGATAATTTATTTTTGCAATATAGAGTAAATATTATATACAAATCATATACTGAAACATTAGCATACGTTAGTGATGATTATAACATAGATAGTTTAGCTAAAATAACAATATCTTCATTAGATAAATATAAACAAGTAAATATATCCGATATTTTAATACGAAGCATGTCTTTTTTACATATCGGTACTTCAACAGCAATTGATAATAGATTATACATTGCTAACTTAACTACAAATAATCTTATTAAATATCAAAAATATGCTAACAATATTACTATAGATTGGGTATTTAATAATCAAGTATCTATGGATGGTATTAAAGGTAGTTATAAAGATAGTGTAGTTATATTCAATAGTCGTGGATTTATGCCAGGTGAAATATATGCTTTTTATATTAGATTTATAAATACAAATAATAATAAAACTAGTCAGGTATTTCATATAGCTGGAAGAAATCCAGATACTGGTGAAACCGATTTAAGTACTAATGTAGATGCTTTAGCAATATATCCTAATGCTAAGAAATTTCAAATTGAAAATACTTGTAGTATTATTGACAGCACTAATGGTATTGGTAAAATGGGGTATTGGGAAAATGAAGATGAATTATATCCTAATGCTGATTTGGATAAAGATGGAGATTTTGATGGTTCTATAGATTATAATGGCATAGCAATTACAAATGGTAGAAATTTACATGGAACTCCTGTTAAACATCATAAATTTCCTACGTTAAATTATTTAGTAAATTCTTTATCTAATAAAAAAATAATATCAGATTTAGAAGATGTTGCTAATGGTAGTTATATAAGGTTTTATAATCCTATTACAGTATATAATGACATAGATACTAGAACAGAGGCAATAGCTAATTTTGAAATAGCTTCATTTATTGGTACAACTTATAATAATAAATGGATAAATACTACTAAAAATTCATTAAGTCTTACCATTAATTATGATTTATCTGTAAATGCTAGTACATTTAATGTTCCTGAAGATGAAACTACAAGTACAACTACATGTACTATATATTTAAGATTAAATATTTATAAAATTAATACTGATGGAACTACTACATTAATTATTGGAAACGATAATAGTACTAGTGAAGTAAATACTGTAGAATTAAAAGGAATAATTAATGAAGTTATAAATGCTAATGAGGGAATATATATAGATGGATATGGAAATTGTTCTAATGGATTAGTTGCTAATTTTGGTGGAAGTGTATATTGTGGATTTGGATTAACTTCAGAAGTTGAAGGAAGTATATTTGGTAGAATTCTTGGAATTAAATTGAGTAATATACATATTCCTGATTATATAAAAACAGAATATGATAGTTTTGAAATATTATATTCTGAAAGAAATACTAGTAATATGAGTGTATTAGGTTCATCAATACTTCCTAATAATACTGATATTAATGGTAATTATGTATATAATAAGTTTTATAATTTTGATTTATTAAATAGTAAACTTTCATTAAATCCTAGTCATATAATATTTGATTATATTTATGAAGATGGAACTGATAATACATCAACAAAAACTGTAATTGATAAAGATATAAATATAATACCAATATCAAATTATATATATCCTATTAAAAAAGCTAAATATATATTAAATAATATTAGTTATAGTAATCCTTCAAATAAGTATGGAGGAGAACATATATATTTAGAATATAAAGATACTAAAGTTCCATTAGGAATTACTGATTCTACAATATATCAATATTTAATGGGTACTTTATATTCATTTAAATCTAGTGTATATAAAAACTTTAGTAAAACTACTTTAGTTAGAACTGGAATGATAATAAATATTGATGATACTATAGATTCTAATAATAATTGTAATACTGATACTATATATGGTGGAGATACATTTCTTAGCTTACATGGAATAACTGCTTTTGGAGATGCTAAAAATCCTTTAGCAAAAGATTTTAAAGTAATATATTATTTAATTCCTGAATATGGAATAGCTAATATAGGATTAAGATATAAAGATAATAAAGTTTACAATATATTTTATCCAAAATATAATCTTATTAATAATATAAATGCTAAGGGAAATGTATTTATAGGTGATGTTAATACAGCAGATATAAGTGGTAATAATTATATAGGTGCTTCTACTAGTCAGTATGATAGTTTATTTACTAGTATAGTTAAAGCTTTAGATCAATATAAAAATATTGATTTTAGGCCATATAATATTACTGAATATTATGGATATAATAAATTATGGAATTCACTAAATGATTTACAACCATTTATAGTATTTGATATTAATAATAATTTTATTGATAAATTTCCATATACAATATATAGAACATTACCTATATCTACAGAAAATAATAAAATAAACTGGAGAACAATATTACCTAATGAATATGTAACAAGCGTATCAGATAGAAAAGAAATAGTTAATTTAGATAATAATGGAAAAGATTTATTAGTTGAACATAGATATGGTTTATTTGTATATCAATTTGTAAATCAACTAAATATTGATAATAATGTTGTAAGTGGATTAGGTGATTCTGATATATTTAATAGAAAATCATTAGAAGCAATACCAAATGGTAAAGGATATGTAGGATGTCAAAGTAAATTTGCTAGTATAAAAACTAAATTTGGTAACATTATTATAGATAGAGAACAAGGTAAGATATTCATATATAATGATACTATTGATGAAATAAGTAGATATGGAATGCGTAAATTCTTTATTAACAATTTACAATATACTAATAATAATATAGATAATCCTTTTGCAAATGATGGAATTTATACTGCTTGGGATGAAGAATATGAAAGAGTTATAGTTACTAAAAAATCATCTGATAATAATGAATTTAGTATAGATTATTATCCTTCTATAAAAGCATGGGGATTTTTTCATAGTTTCATTCCTAACTTCATGATTAATAATAGAAAAAGTTTATATGCAATTGATTATAATACTTTATCAAAAATGAATGTTGGAGATGCTGGAAAATTCTATACTGTCTATAATTCTGCACAAACAATAAATACATATACATCTTATGTAGATATTATATTTACTAAAGCTAGTGTAATAAATAAAAGATTTAAATCAATATTATGGAATAGTATAGTTACTACTAATAATGGAAGTATTGATAATACTAAAACATTTGATTATATTACTATATTTAATAAAAATAAACATAGTAATATGATACAATTAATAAATAAAACATTTGGTTCAGGTAATGTAAGATTAACTGGAGGATTATGGAAATTCAATTCATTTAGAGATGTATTATATACTAAAAATATTGAAATAGTAAATAGAAATAATATAGATGAATTATTACTTAAAACTCTTTCTGATAATCAAATATTTAGTGATTGGTATAAACATTCATTATTCATTGATGATTATATTATAGTAAGGTTTGAATTTGGTAATTATAATTCTAATTCAATAAAAGTTACAGATATATTTATTAACTCAGATAAAATGCAAAGATAATGATATATTCTAATTATAAAGGAAAAAATATAGAAACATATAGTACTGGTGGAATAATAGGTTCTACTTTAAGTGGCATTGGTAGTGGTGCTGGAATAGGAGCATCATTTGGACCTGAAGGAGCATTAATTGGTGCTGGTGTAGGTTTAATTGGAGGATTAGTAGAAGGATTAGTTAAAAATAGTGCTGAAAAAAAACAAGAAGAAGAAAGAGCTCGTAATGAATATGTTACTAGAGAACAAGCTAGAGCATTAGATGATGCAAATAGACTTAATAATTATTATACAAATGGTTATGATCAAGAAACTTTATATAATAAGGGTGGTATGATTAAAAAAGAACATAAAGGTAAATTTACAAGATGGGCTAAAGAACATCATATGACTTTAGCTGAAGCTACTAAAAAAGTATTAGCTAATAGAAATAAATATAGTCCTAGTGTAATTAAAATGGCTATATTTGCTAGAAACTTTGGTGGATATAATAATGGTGGAGAGATACCAACTATAAATACTAAATCTAATACTCATAAAATTGGAGATGGTATTCAAGTAACTGGAAATACTAATAAAGATAAAATTAAAGCCACAGTAGATGGAACTCCAGTTAAATTAGATAATAAAGAAATTGTTGTTCAATATCATGGCAATCCAGTTGTTATATCTGATGATTTAGGCGAAGCTGATAAATATAGAGCAGAATTAAAAGCTGGTGGTAATCCTAAAAGAATAGCTGATAAATATGCTATTAGAGCAATAATGTTAGAGCATAATAATAATAATCATTTAGCTGATGGTGGAATACCTATTGGAAATGATTTATATATAGATGGTACTGGAAAAATACATCATAAATATGAATATGTAACATTAACTAATCCTGAATATTATAATAGTTCTAATTATATAGGAGATAATACAAATATTATTCCTACTACAAAAAATAACACTTTAACAAATAATAATTTAAATACTAATTATATTCCAATTGCTACTAAAACATTTGCTAATACTGTTAATAATCTTAATTATCCAACAGTAGAATCATTGAATATACCAACTAGAAATATAACTGGTAATATAAATAGAATTGGAAGTAATGATTTAAAATTAACGCCATTTAATTTTGGTGATGATAATAATGGTAAGAATAGTTCTAATTCATTAAATATTACTGGACTTGCTCAAGGTGCTTCTGCATTAGGTAGTATTATTAGTAATATATCTGCTAATTCTAAATTACAACATCTTAATATTCCTAGACCATATCTACCTCAATATGTCAATAGAAATATAAATGTAGATGCTCCTATTTTTGAACATCAAATTCATAGTTTAAATAGTGCCATTGGAAATCTTAGTGATAATGTATTAAATAATACTTCTAATTCTAATGTTGCATTAGCTAGATTAGGTTCATTAACTGATAAAAAAATAAGTGCTGAAAACAATATTTATTCTAACCAATTAGCTGATAGAAATAGAATTGAAAATGAGAATATTGCTCAACAAAATAGATTTAATCTAATTAATGCTAATTTAATGAATAATTATAATAATCAACAATATCAAGCTAATATTGGTAAAATTCAATCAGATTTAGCATTAAGTGGAAGTACACTTGCAACAATTAATGGTCTTGTAAATAATATGAAACGTGATAAATATCAAAATGAATATTTACAAGCTATTGCAAAACAAGTAGGATTTAATCCTAATGGTAATTTTGACATTAATAATTTAACTAGTATGCAGCAAGCACAGTTAACAAAATTATTAAGACAAGCTGGATTAACAAATTAAATATAATATTATGCCTGTACAACCCTATAATACACGTTCACCATTAGCTTTTAATGTTTATCAACCTGATTTTATTGGTAAACCGATACAACAAATAGGTAATACTATGTTGTCTATGAGTAATGCAAATCATGCAATAGTTGACAATGCTAATAAATTACATATTGCATTATCTAATCTTAATATTGCTCCAATAGATCAAGATATATTGATTAAACAAAAGAATGATTTTGATAATACAATAAATGATATTGCTAATAATGGTAATATTGAAACTGCACAAGCTAGATTAAATAAATTATATACAGATTATGCTACTAACAAAGGATTAAAAGCAGCTATTAGTAGATATGCCAGTTATAATCAACAGCGTGCAGCTATAATGAAAAATAAAAATAAATGGAATCCTAAAGATTATGCTTGGATGATGTCTAGACCATTTACTAAAACACAAGCTGATGAGAATGGTTATTATGAGCCTTATGTATTACCAACATTATTACAAGAATATAATCCAACTAAAAATCTAGAACATATTGCTGATAAAACTCCATTTATTGATGTACAGGGAGGAATGCAAGAAATTAAAGATGCAAATGGTAATATTATAGGATATAAACAAATTGTTACTAAACAAAAAGATATTAATAAATTACGTACTTCTTTATATAATGCTGTATTATCTGATGATAAGGCTGTAGCATATGCAAGACAAAGAGCTGCTATTGATAATGAATATGGGATTAGAATGCAAGATAAAAATGGTAATATTAGACCAGTTACTGAAAATGATATTATTGATAAATGGATAACTCCATTAATACAACAATATGATGTAAAAAGTGATGAAAGTAAATCTACATATGATTTAAAAGCTATGCAAGCTAATCAAGCTAATAATGATATTCCTCATGGAGAAAAAACAACAACTCCAGGAATGATCAGCAATAATACTTTACTTACTAAATTATCAAATTTAATTAATCCTGATTCAAATACTCCACATGGTTTACCTCAACATACTGCAGCAAATGTATTAATGATGAGTGGATACGGAGTACCTGCATCTAGTAATAGTTTTAACGAAGTTCAAAAAGCAATAAAAAATCATGATAATGATACTAAAACTAATATATTAAATAATATTCAATCTAATATTAATAAACTTGATCCTGCTCAAAAATCAATAATTAATGATAACATAAATAGATATTCTAGAAATACATATAATAAAGACTTTAATTCATTATCTAACTCTGAAAAAATAAATGTTTATAAAACTATATCTACTGCATTAGAAAATAATAATAAACAAATTCATAATATTACTTATACTAGATTCGATGTAAAAAGAGATGCTAATCAAATAAGAAACTATATTAATTTATTTACTAATAGTAGTAATGGCACAATTAAATCATCTAATGGAACTTCATTAGTTAGTAATAATTGGGAAGGAAATAAGATATGGAATTATACAGATGGTAAATTAATGTCTAGTAGTGAAATGAAAAAATATCTTAATAAAGTACCTAAAGGAACTAGAGTAATGGTTGAAGGTAAAGTTGCAGCTAGTAATATACTAAGTAGTATCACAGGAGATTACGGATTTTCTGGTGGAATTGTTGTTAGTATTGGTGGAAAACAATTTATTGTTGCTAGTAATATTGCTAATACTCATGAATATGGTAATCGTGGATATTCTATGGCTTATGATGCAGTTAACTCATTATCAAATAATAGAGATAGAATGTTTGATAGATATGTTCCATTAGATACTAAATATATTGTTCATGGTAAAGATTCTAAAAGTTATTTAGATAGTGTATTAGATGAACCTGCTGGAACATTTGATAGTGCAGCATATATGATGCCAGCAATTACTGGTAATGATGGTAAACCAATTATTGTTACTAATCAAAATGAATTACCATATGCAAATCAATTAGTAATATTAGATAAAAATGGTAATATTATTAAAGATAAAAATGGTAATCCAGTAAAACCAATTAAAGCAGATAATGTAGATAAGATATTTACTATTATAGGACAATATGCAAAAAATTCACGATAATTTATTATAATTATGCCAAATAATAATAACAATTCAATGTATAATGATGCAGATGCTTTATTAAAAGATAACTCAGGAATGCATCCAAATATTACTCCAGTTAGTAAAATTGATATGGGAATAGGTGATTATAGTACATATGACCCTAATCCTGATAAATATTCAAAAGGATTTGTACCTACTGGTAATCCTTTATCTTCTCAGGAAGGAGAACTAAGTCAATTTAAAGCTAATAATCAAACTACATTTCAAAAAATTGGTAATACATTAATTAAAGGTATATTAGAAATTCCAACTACAGCAGTAGAACCCCTTGGAACATTAGTTGATTTACCAATGTGGTTTAGTAGTGAAGAAAGAATGAATAAGGGATATGAAAATTTCTTTACTAAGGCTATAAATAATACTAATGAAGATATTAATAAATCATTTCCTGTATATTTGCATAATGAAAATCCTACTCCTATTACAAGTGCTGATTGGTGGTATCAAAATGGTTCTAGTGTAATTAGTATGTTAGGATTTCTTGGTACAGCTGGAGCTTTAGATAAAGCTGCTGGAATGTTATTAGAAGGACTTGGGGATGCAATAGATGCTACTAAATTTGGAAGTGCTGTAGGTAAAACATTATCAACATTAGAAGATACTAGTATGTTTGGTGATGCAGCTAGTGGATTAAAAACATTAAGTGAAACTGGTAAACTTAATCAATTAGGTTCAAGTTTATTATCATCCGCAGCATTAGCTCATAGTACTGGAATGGCAGATGCAGCTCAAACATTTAAAATAGCTAAAGATAGATATACTCAATATTATAGTGAAAAATATCCTAATTTTACTCCTACTAAAATTAATGATTTAGCTAAACATGCTGCTGCTAAAGAAGCTGAAAAAACATTAAATAGACATTTAATAGATATATTATTTTATTCTGCTGGAATTGGTAATATGTTAAAAGGTGTTAAAGCTAGTAGTACATATGCAACACTAATGGGAGATGCAATGGTTAAAGATGTTGCACAAAGTACTGCTACTTTGTATGCTATGGGAGTTACTGATAAATTTATATCTAATGAAGCATTAAGAGATATAAAAATAAATACTGGTCTTGAAAAAGATGATGGAAGTACATTAGTTGATAGATATTTAAAAGAAGCAGTTAGTAAGGAAGGACTATCTGCTGGTGCTGTTGGAGCATTAAATGCATTATTATTACAAGGATTTACTTATATGCGTACTCGTGGTGCTAGACAATTAGCACTTGAACGTATGAAAGAAAATGCTAAGACTATTGGAGATAGTGATAAATTTGACAAACTTTCAAAACAACAATTTTTTGATTTAGTTTTAGATAATGCTGCAAAAGGTACAATGAAAAATGTATATGAAACATTAGAAAGTATTAGTAATCTTAAACCAGAAGAAGTTAATAAATTAGGATTATCTGATAATTACATGGATAAAGCTAAAGAATATAGTGATATTGCATATAAAATTGAAGATGAGTATAATAAGTATACTGCTAAATATCCTAATCATCAAGAATTAGCAAATGAAATAGTAATCAATAGATATTTAGATAGAGATAATAGACGTGAAATTAATAAAGTAGATTTAAAGTTAAAAGAATTAAATAATACTGCTAATACTGATGAATTAAATCATCCATTACATGATGTTAAATATAATTCTATTCAACGACAAGTTAATATATCATTAATAGATAGTTACTCATCTTTATTAGATAGATTTAAGGATAAGGATAATAATTATAGAGATATAGAAACTGGATTAACTAAAGATGAAATTCAATCTAAAATAGATAATTTAAAATTAAGAAATAGATTTATATTAGCTGAAAATGAAAGATTAAAAACTAATTATTTAAAATCAATATTAAGTGATAATCCTACTAAAGAAGAAATTGATGCTCAAAAAGAATTAATTGATAATTACTTATATACTATTGAAAAAGATAAGAATGGTAAAATTAATAAGAAATTAAATTTATCTGATTATGATGAAAAGTTAGCTAAATTATTACTTCAAAAAGCTGACTTAGAATCAAGTAGAGATGTTGCTAGTAAGAAAGCTTCACTATTAGATAATAGTAAAGAAGCACAAGAACAATATATAGAAGAAGCTAATAAACAATCTGAAATATATTCTAAATTAATAAATAATACTAAAGAAGAAATAGCTAAAAATAAAACATTAACTCAATTAGATGAATATGAAAAAAATGCTAGAGAAACTGGTTCTCCTAACTTAGATAATCCTATTGTAAAAAATATGATTGATGCTCATAGAAAAGTACTAGAAAATAAAGCTAAAACTGATGCTAAGAAAGAGAAGATAATTAATTCTATTAAAAAGAGTAAAAATAAAGTTACAGAAGTTGTAGATAAATTAAAAAATAAAGAAGCTAATACTGTTGATGAAAAACCTATAAAACAAAATGAAGAGGATAAATTAAGTAATGAGTCAAATAAACAATCTGCATCATTTTCTTCTATTGGTATGCAGGATAATTCTTCTAAAAATACTAGTAAAACTCCTACTAAAGAATCAATTAATTTACAAAATAAAATAGAGGAGTTAAAAAAGAATAATAGTAATATTGAGAAAGAATATAATATAGGTGATTATAAAAAGGTACAAAAATTAGCTAATAATTTTATAAATGGAAATCAAAATAATACTTCAGAAAATCAACAATTGTTAAATAATTATCCAAATCTCTTTGAAGAACTAATAAAAAATACTAAAGATAATATATCTATTAATGATGAAACAGTAGCTAGTATTGAGACTAACTCAATTAAAACTGGTATAGAAGATGGTGATGCTGGAGAATTAAATAAATCATTAGCTAATAAGTCAGATAATAAAATATCTGAAACATTAGTACAAGCTCATAATGCAATACATACTCAAGAGAATAATGGTTATAAAATATCATTTACAATTAATGATGAAATTAATAGAATAGATGATAAAATTGTAGAAGGTGCTAATGCTGCTGCATATTTATCTTCTGATTATATTAGTATTGTAAAAATATATAAAAGTGATAAGCGATCTAATAAAATAGATAGAAAAAGTATATCTAATGAATTTAAAGATGAAACTGCTAAAATTATAGCTAATACTATACAAAAAGGAGATATTGTTAAATTTGAAATTGATGCAGATTATATAAAAGAACATAATCTTGATTTAAATAATATGTCTGATGAAGATAGATTGCATAATACTCCTATTATTGCTAAATATAAATATAATGGTAAATGGATTAAAACTTTTTATGTACATGAACCTGAATGGATTGCTAAATACACTGATAACGGATTATTAGTTCCAGATAATATAGCTGGAATTAAAATAGTAGATGGTACTCCAATTGATATTACTAAAGAACAATATGATTCTAATATTAAAATTAGGAAATATATATTAGATAAATTAAATAATGGTGAAGAAGTAACTGCTACTATATCAGATAAGAAAAATGGTCATTTAATTGAGCATATTGCTATAGATAAAAATGGTAATTTTATATTAAACGCAAATGGAGTTCCTAGAATTGAAAAAGGTAAAGTTAGTGAATTAATGCCTGAACATACTGAATTAGCAATAGCTGTATCTGATGACGTTATATTAGGAAAAGGTAAATCATTAGGATTAAAATTAAATACAAATAATATTTATCCTGGAACTGTATTTAAAGTTGTTAGTACTAATGTAATTAATAATTTAACTGGAGAAAGAGAAAAAGATATTATTCCATTAATTACTCCTAAAATTACTACACACCAACAAGTTGGATTTAATATAGAAAATTATCTAAAAATACATTTTAGTGATTATGATATTACTAAATTAAATGATGATTATAAGAAGTTTAGTAATACTACTCAAAATTTATTTGATAGAAATAATAGTAATAGTTTATTTAAGTTCTTAGATAATTATCTTCAATTAAAAAAATTTAATATAGATACTTTAATAAGAAGTCCGAAAGGAAAATATTTATTCAATGTAGATAAGGATGGTACTTTTAGTTTTGGAAGTACTACAAGTGAGGTATTGTATTCTGCAAAAATAGAAGATGGAAAATATATATTTACTAGTGAGATAGCATCAGGTATAACTAAGGATTTAACTCTAGATGAATTTATGATTAAGTTTAATAATGCATTACATGATAAACAATCATTTATTCCATTTGCAGTTAAATATACTAAAATAAATGGACAAGATATTTCAATACATGAACCAATTATTCATGCTCATAATCAAATAGGAATTAAAAATAGAACAAATGATGATTTTGAAATAACTAATGTAAATACATTTAAAAATTATAATAGATTTGTAGAAGATAAATTACAAACTACATTTGTTGGTACTAATAAAGATAGTGATGGAAACTATATTTATTTTACTCAACCAAATCTTCATTTTAACATTGCAGAAGAAATGAAGCCTGAAAATGTAGAACATATTAATTCAGATTTAGATAATATATTAAATAATACATCTGAAGAAGGAGTTGATTTAGATAATATACTTAATGATGAAGCTAATAATGACGGTAGACCATCAATAAATAGTGTTGAAGCAGATGATAAAGAAACTACTATATATAATAATGATGATATTAAAACTACAAGCGATTATTATATAAAAGAGTTTGGTTCATTTACCCAACAAAAACAAATTGCTAATTCATTAATTAAACCAATTTTAAGATTATATACTGAACAAGTATTAAATAATAGTAGTGAATTATCAAAATTAAATCATTCAGAATATTTTAATCAAAAATATTTACAGTTAGTAAAAATTAAAGATATACTTAGTAATATTAAAAGTAAATTTGATATTGACAAATTATCTATAAATGATAAAGATAAAAAGTTTCTAGCATCTCTTGGAATTGATTATAGATTAAACAACGCTAATGAATTGTTATCTGATATGTTAAAATATTATGAGATAACTACAAAACCAGACATTTATAAAAAATTAGTAGAACATGCTAAATCGGAATTAAATAATATTGGAATAAATACTAAAGGTAAAGAATTTAATTTTGAAGGATTTGAAGAAAATGAAGATGGTGAAAATAATTTATATGAAACTGCTAAATATGATGATAAAGCTAGATTAAAATTAAACGATAAGCACATATCTAGTCCATTATTTAAAGCTTTTTTATATACTATTCCATATACAGAATCTAAAGATGGTAAAAATATTGCTAAACGTAATGTACTTGGATTAGATATGTATGCTAATATTGATGATATATATAATAAACTTCATAGTATTTCAATGGATAAAGTTCTTACATTTGATGATATGATGAAGGTATTACGTTCTCAACAAACAGTATATCCAGTATTTAAAACTATAGCTGACAGATTAAATAATGATATAATGATACCAGTTCAAACTGAAATGGTTAATTATATGGCTAAATATAGGCACGAATTACAAACTGCTATTGAAAGTAAATTTAATAAAGCAACATTAATAAATAATAATTCTACTACTGGTAAATATGGTATATTTAACGATTGGAGAAATAAATTTAATATAAGTAATTATATTATTGCAAAGGATGATAATTCATTTGAATATGATATTGATAAAATAAATGAACTTAAATCTAATTATAGTAAAGCATATGACTTATACAAAAATGATTATTTAAATCCTAAATTTCAAAATATATTTAAAAATATATTATCTAAATTTGGAATAGATTTATCTAATAGAACAATTAATACAATATTTGAATTACCAAATAGTATTGAGAAAGCTAATATAGAACAAATATTAAATCCAAAAGCATCTAATTCATTTATTGGAATGCTATTTAGATTATCTAATTCTAAAGGTGATATAGATAAGATTAGTCCATTTAATAATAAAGCTATTTCTAAATATCTATTAAATATTGCAAAAGTTGAAGATATATTTAGTGATAAAGTATTTGATAATTCTGCTATAGATGGTTCTGGTAATTTAATATTTGAGCCTCAAGATTATAATTATCTTAAAAATACAGTAAATGATATATTAAATCCTAATGGTAATAAGCTTTCAGATCTATTAAAAGCTTCATTTAGTAAACATTCATTATGGTTGAATGCTATTGCATCAAATTCTAATATTAGAAAGAATTTTAAAGTATCATTTTTTGATTCATATAAATTAGGAAATAATAGCAGCAATGCTACAGAACGTAAATTATTAACTGAATCTAATCAAAATAAAATAGCATTAGATATATTTGCTAATAGTACACATGATAGAACTAATTTCTTTGGATTAACATTTGGTGAAAATTCAACATCTCCTATATTTACTACTGCTAGACAAGATATTAAATTATATTTTGATGAAGAAGGTGGTAAAATAAGAGTTGATGATAATACAGTAGAACTAGCATTTAATCAAGCATTAAATGAAATAGAAAGAATAAAAACATTTCAAGATACTATTAAAAAAACTAAATTTAGTGACTATAATAATGGTGCAGAAACATTCTTTTTATATAGATATTTAAATAAGGATGAACTTAGTAAAATTATTAGTAAGGATGAATTAGGTGAGATATATACAGGAAATAAACTAGAAATTACTCCTAATGGTATTAATATTATTAAAGATGTTATTAGAAGAAAGTTAGAAGAACATATTGAAAATACAATAGCTGATTTCGAAGAACATAATAATATTAAATCTAAAGAAATACAAATAAAAGATAAAAATAAGGATGAAGTTAAAACAGTAAAAATATATACTCCAGATAATCTTAGTAAACAATATAGTACTGATAAAACATTTAAACCTGTAAACATTAGTGGTAAAACTGAATATTATAAAAATAAAACTTTATTAGAGAGTGATACATTAAGAAATACTATAGCTAATTTTGCTATTCAAAGTAAATTAGCTAATGCAGAAATGTATTATATGCTAGCTGATCCTGCTATTATGACGAAAGTAGATAAGGATGGTAAAGTTGATATTGAAGCTACATTTAAAAATTTACAAAAGAGATTAAAAGGTGCATTATCTCCTCATATTACTGGTAATTGGACTACTCCTACATTTAGAAGTGTTACAGCTAAAGATAGAATTATTGATAGTAAACATTTAAATGAATATCATGATAAATTAAAAATTAATGGTTATAAAGAGTTAGAAACAACTGATGGTTTTGAACTTACTACATTAAAAGAAGATATTGAATTTAGATTGGCTAATAATCTCATTAAACCAAATATAGCTAAATCAATATTAAACAAAATTAAAAAAGTTAGTAATACAGAAGATAGATATTTTGAATTAGATAATATTGAAAAGGATGCTATATTTAATGTAAATAAACCTATATTATATAGTAGTAAATATTACCCTGATGAAGATGTTAATATGATACATTTTCGTAAATCTAGTGCTATGCCATTACTTCCAGAAATGACTAGAGGATTACCTTTAGATAAAATTAGAGTTGCTATGGAAAGAGATGGAGTCGATAGAGTTGGATTTAATACTACTGATAAATTAGGTAAAACTGAATTAGCTACTTTATTTGATAAAGAAGGAAATATACTAAATAATATTAGATTTAACGATAATCAAATACAAACTATTAATAGAGATGTATTTGGTATGCAACAACATATTCCAACTGATAATCATGAAGTAGCAGTTATCACACAGCTTAATTCATTAGCATTAGATGGATTATTAGATACTAAAGGTTTTAAATATAAAGATAAGACATATAATGGACATCAACTAAGAGATAAGAAGGAAGAATTAAAAATAAAATTATTTGAGTTAGGAAAACAAAGAGTATTAAATAGATTTGGAATAGAAGAATCAAATGGTGAATATAAATTTACTAATTATAGTGGACTAAAAAAATTATTATTAAATGTAGCTAAGAAGAACAATTGGAGTGATATTGATATTCAACAATTAGGTATTACAAAAGATGGTAAAAGTTTTAAATTTCCATTAATATTTAATAATAGTTTAGATAGAATACAATCTGCTTTAGTTAGTTATTTAAATAAAGAAATTATAAAAATTAAATTTAATGGTAGTGGTGATGTTCAAGTACCAGATTTAGGATTTGGTAAAGCTATTACTACAGACTATAATAAATTATCTGATAGTGAAAAATCTAATTTAAAGGCTAATACTATATTTATAGATGGATATAATAATAATACTTTAGATGCATATGGAATAAATAATGATAGTAGTGTTAGACGTATGCAAGTATTAGTATCGTGGGGATTTACTGATAATACTGGTAATCTTTTAGATATTAATAAATTTACAAAAATAAATGATGATGGTAGGTTAGTAATAGATACTGATAAATTACCTAAAGAAGTATTAGAAGGTATATATACTCGTATTCCTAAACAAAAACATGGAAGTACTGTACCATTTGAAATAGTAGGTTTTCTACCTGAAAATATGAAAAAAACTGTTGTAGTTGCAGATGGTATTACAGAACAAATGGGTTCTGACTTTGATATTGATAAGATGTATAGCTATCTTAAATATAGATATCTTGATAAAGATGGCAAATTTAATGTTGTAAGTAAAGATACCAAAGATGATATAGAACATAAATTAGAATTAATTAACGAATATAAAACATTACAAGAACAATTTGGTGAGTTAGTTAGTAATAATAAAGCATATGTTGAGATTGATGGTAAAAAGAAATTAACTGAAATTGGAAGAAAAATACAAGATAAAATTGATGAAATTAAAACTGAAGTTAATGATAATTTAGATGAACAATATTATAAACAATTATTAAAAATAAACACTGAAGATAATGTTATTAAAAATGACTATGTAGATTTATTAAACTCCATTTATACTCATCCAGATGTAGCTAAAATTGCATTAACTCCATTAACAAATACTGATTTAGATAATGAAATATTAAGACAGAAGTTTAGTACATATTCAGATATTACTGATTGGAAATATCAAAGAGATAGTTATAATTTACAACAAAATGGTAAAGATTTAATTGGTATTATATCATTAGCTAATATTTATAATGCTCATGCTCAAGCTCACACGTTAGAACTTGGTAAGATATTAAGAGATAAAATAAAAATATTAGATGATACTGGAAATGTTTTAGATTTAAATTATTTAGGTGGAACTGCTAAATCTAAATTCATAGACGATAATAACAATGTTATAATTAGGAGTAAATCTGATAATATTCAGACATTACAGGATGCTGCTGTAGATAATGGTGCTAATCCTAAATTGGGATACTTGGGAGTAAATGTAAATAATATTAATTCTATTATTACTGCATTACGACTAAAAACTAATGATAATGAATCTATGAACATTAACTTTATACTTAGATTAATTAAAATACCATTAGTAAAAGAATATCTTAATAATATACTAGAGTTTAAAAATAATAATGATTTTGAACATAGAGGGTTTGAATTAAAATATGCAAATGATAAATTAGAAGAGAAGTATAAGGATGATTTATATAAAGATAATGATAAATTATTATCTGCTAAAATGCTATTAGATGCAATAAATGATGATAATATTACTAATTCAACTGCTACTTCTGCTTTAGAATTATTCAAAAAATTATATAAACTTGGTGATGCAGAAGCTAAAGTGATGAGTACTGTTATGAGTGCTATTAGAAACGGTGCTGGTAAAAATATATATGAATCTATGGGTTTAGCAAACAGATTATATTCTGATGTCATTAATAATGAATATATTCCAAAAGCTTATGAATTATTAGGAGATTTAAAATATGATAAAAATAATAGACCATACATAGATTACAAAACTGAATTAGGAAAGGCATTTGAAAATAGTGTTATATTTACCAATCAGTCATTAGGAAGATTATTAAATATAAATACTCCTAAATTAAGAACTGTATTTAGTGAATTATACAACAATAATATCCCATTAAATGCTAAGAATATTAAAGGAGTTGTAGATGAATACAGAACTGCTATATTATCTAGTAAATCTGGTATAGTACCTAATGATATTGTTAGACAAGAAAGATATAGATTATTATATGGTAAAACTTCATTATGGAATAGAATACAAGATTATCTTAAAACTAATGATAATAAATTTTTAGATGAATTAAAAATTAAATCAGTACCTGGCAAAGATATTGCAAAGCGTATTGCTTATGATAATACTAAAGGTAAGAACATAAGTGAAGTTGACAATATAAATTATATCAATGAGATGTTATATTCTGATAATCTAGAATTAAAGAGTATCGGTGAAGATTTAGTTAAATATAGTTATTTAGTTTCTCCTATATTTAATACTATAAGTTTTACTAGATTTATTAGTACCAAATATTTGGAAGAATTAGGAGTAGATAAAAATCTTAGAAATATAAATATAACAAATGTTCCTATGGATGGCAAAACTAATGTTAATACAGAAGCATTCATAGCTCAACAATATCAACATAAGCCATATTTAGCAATTAATCTAAATACTGATGGAATTGATATAATTAAATCACATTTTGGAAGTAAAGGATTTAGAGAAGAAGTTGCTGTTAATCTAGATAAAAAAATATTTAATGGTAAAGTTCCTAATTTTTTATCTGATAATTATAAAGATAATAATGGTAGTAGAACATGGTTATTATATGAATATATAGGAGTAAATAATAATAATGAATATGTATATAAAAGAATTGATACTGCTGGTAATGCTAATAAGCAAGGTAAATATATAAAAGAATATAATCTTAATACTAGAAGAATTATAAGTTTATTTAATGATAATCAACATGATTATAATTATAAAGGTATTGAAAAGATTATAAGTAGACCTACAGAAATAAATGACGAAACTCCTACTACTAACTCTTTGCCAAATATTACAGCTGTAGATAAATACGCTAAAGATGGTAAATTAACAAGTACATTAAAAGAAATAAAATCTAATGATTATTATAGTTTAATTGCAGATACATTTAGTAAATATTTTAAACATACTACTGATGTTAATTTTGCATTTGATAATAGTTTACCAAATAATATTGCTGGTATATATAAAGATGGATTAATTAGAATGAATGGAAACATTGATTTAGATAATCCAAAAAATATAGATACATTCGAAGCTAAGATATTACATGAATCAGCACATGCTATAACTGATAAGTTGATAGATAATTATTTTAATAATAAATCAGCTAATACTAAAGAAGTAAATGCTATATTAGATAGACTTAATGAAGTATTTATTCATAGTAGAAATAAAATAATTAGTAATAGTGATAAGGAAGAATATTTAAAAGATTTAATTAACAAATTTAGTAAACTAAATAAAAATGATAAATTATCTATATCCAAAGAAGATGCTAAATATTATGGATTTACTGATTTACATGAGTTTATTAGTGAAACTATAAGTAATAATAAATTTAGAGAATTACTTAATAATGTAAAATATAACAAAGATAGAACTGTACTAGATAAGATTAATGGTTTATTACAAAAAGTATATAAAACTATATTAAAATCATTCGGATTGGATGTTAAGCCAAATACTGCATTAGACTATACATTTAATGAGATATTTAATTTAATGCACGAAAATAGTAAATATGATAATTTTGATGACTTAAAAGTTGATGGTAATGATTTTGCTAATAAAACAGTAGTTGAAAAAGCTAATGATAATATAGTAGATAAATTAAATCTAGATAAAAAAGCAATACTTACTAAAGATGAATTATCTATAATCGCTAGAAATACCGATACAAAAGAAAATATGCTAGATAAAGACCCCTACTCAGATACTTATATTCCTACTCAAGATCCTACTAATAATAATATAGCATCAAATTATAAAGTATTTACTAAAGAAAGTATTATATCAGGACTTAGAGAACGTGGAGTTATAGATAATAATGGTAAAATATTAGATAAAAATACAATATATAAACTTCAACAAAAATTAGGAGATAGAGTATTATCTATTAAAAATAATACATTAGAAATTAATGAATCTGAACTAGCTAACTATAATACTAAACTTAAAGAATATGCTGCTAATAATACTGGACAAGTATATAGCACTCATAATTCTATAATAACTACAGAACATTCTCCAGAAATTAAAAAAATGATTAACGAGTATAATATACTTATTAGTAAATATAATTATAAGCTTACTGGAACAATGTCTAATAAAGAGAGAGCTATTATTGAAACTAGAATAGATAAATTACGAGAATTTAGAGATGAATTAATTGAAAATGATTCTATAGATACTATTAAAACTATAGCTAATAAACAATTAGATTTAGCTCATTCTATATTAAATAAAAAAGAATTAACTCATTTAGATATTCAAGCCGCATCTGATATAGCTAGTATGTGGAATAAAAATACTACAGATAACTATTTAACAGCAGAACAAAAATTAAATCCTGAGAATAGTGAATATAAAGTATATAGGGAATTAAATACAAGAGCGATTGATATAGATAATGAAGTATTATATCATGCTAGAGAATTAGCACTTGATTATATAAATAATACTATCGGATTTAATAAAGAAATTAAATTAAAAGATTTATTAGCAATACATGATATTCCTTATTTTAAAGCTACATTTATGGATTTATTTAAAGCTAAAAGTCCATTATTACAAACTATTGGAATGGTATTATCTATTGCTAATAATGGACCAAATGGTGTTATACTTGAAATGAATAAAACAGTAGATGATATATTTAAACCTATAGAAAATGATAAAAGTATAAAATCAATTGTTGGTAATAATTTTGATATATTTCATAAAAAAGATTCAAAAGGAAATATTTTACTTAGTTTAGTAGAACGTACAAGTGCTAAATGGGATGAAGATTTAGCTAATTTTAAGAATAAATTATCTTTATTAGATAATCAATTTGACAATGGTATTATTAAAGATAAAAATACTTATTTAAAAAGAAGATTTGCTGAAATTAGAAAACAGAATAAAAAACAGATATTAGTTGATATTGTAGCATTAGGTCTTACTGGTAGAGTTAATAGTAGACAAAGACCTGGGTATAAATTTGATGACCCTAGTGAATATAAACAATATCTAGTTGATGAATTAGGAAAAAATATTGCTGAAGAAGTTATTGAAAATGCAAAAAGTGAATATCAACAATATTTAAATGATAAAGAATATAAAACTGAACTAATTAATGATTCTGATTTAAGTAAAGAAGAAAAAGATGTAGAACTAAAAAAATGGATAAAAGATAATAATCCAGAATTAACGTTAGATAGGATATTTACTGGAGAAGATATAGATGGTGGAAGTAATGGATTTAAATATATAGTTAAAATACCTAGAAGAAGAATTAAGCAAGGAGATAAATATATTGATACTGGATATTATGATAAAGATTTTGAGAAAATAATGGCTAATGATAAATTAAGAGAGATATATAATAAACATAATGAATTATTAACTAAATTCTTAATTAAATTACCTAGATTAACAACTAATAATTTAGATACTAATTTCTTACCTGGAGTACTAAAATCATCTTATGATACAATGTTTAAAAGTGAAGATTCTAGAATGAATATATTAAATTCTAAATTAATAGAGTCAATAGCTTCTACTGATGTTAGAAAACTTGTTGGAGATAAAATTAAATTATATGTTAAATCAGATATACATGGTAAAATATTAAAGAGTATTCCTATACATTATGTAGAACATACTCAACCAGATTATATGTATTCAACAGATTTAAAATATAACTTGAAAAAGTTTGGAGAAATGGCATTAAATTATGAATATAAAAATGCTATGGAACCAGTATTATTTACATTACTAAAGGTATTAGATAATGCTAGAGAAATACAAACTACTGATAGTGGAGCAAATATATACAATGAAAATGGGGAATTACAAACTAAAGATAATGGTTTAGTAATGTCTCATAAATTGGTAGATAACTCTATTGCAAAAATAATGTATGATGAAGGATTAAAACATAAATATAGTTCTAAGGTAATTCATAATCCTCCTAGTATGAATGAAGTAAAATTAGTTACACTTCGTAGAAAGTTAGAAAGGGGTGAGATAACTAAAGATGAATATGATTCTAAGTCTGCTATTATTAGTAAATCAGATGATAGTCAAATAACTTTATTAAATGCTAAACAACAACATATATTAAAAAGATTAGGATTACAAATAGAAAATGATTATCATAAATTAGAAAATGATTTTGAAAATAATAATATTTCAGAAGAAGAATATAATACAAAATTAAATAGATTAGAAAAAGATTATGAAGCATTAGGTGGAAGAAATTTATCTACTACAAAAGTTGCTGATAAATTTTTATATCTAACTCAGATGAAAGGTATGGCGTTAAACTTTACTTCAGGTATGGGTAACTTTTTATATGGAATTATTGCTATGTTTACTCATGCTAATGGTAGAGTTGAATTTAATAATAAAACAGCTTTTAAAGCAATGAATGAAGTATTATCAACTAGATTAAAATCTAAAGAAGATAATAAAGTATATAACATAATGAAGAATGGTAATATTGTATACGATACTATTGATGCTAGACATGACACTGTTAAAAGTAGTGATATGTTTAAACAAGTTCATAATTTAGATTTTTATGTATTTCAAAGTCAAACTGAGTATTTAATTCAAGCAATGTCATATATAGCTAAAATGATGCACTATAAGGTAGAAGATAAAAATGGAAATACAATAAGCTTATATGATGCATATAAGAATGATGGAACTATTGATATTGATAAAATGGGTGAGGATTTTGCTAATAGATGGAATCATATTACAAAACCAGGAGAGGTTAATGATTTTGTTAATTTTAGAGAAAGTGGAATTGAGTTAAATAAAATGTTACATGGTAATTATGATCCTAGTAGTCCTAAATTAATAAATAGTACATTATTCGGTAAAGCTTTAATGCAATTTAGAAATTGGATACCAGAAGGAATATTTAGTAGATTTAGTGATGAGTTTTATGATCGTAGATTAGGTAGAACTATAAAAGGTAGATGGACTACATATGGTGAATTAGGAATAGGTGGAAGTCTTAAAACACTATTAAAACAAATATTATATAGACCAGATGCATTTATTATTGATGGTGAAAAGATGAAAGATGTAGATATAGAAAATATGCGTAGAAATCTAGGTGAGTTAGCTGTTGCTGTAAGTATTCTTGGAATGATGCTTGGTCTTAAAGCTATTATTAATTGGAATAAAGATGAAAATAATGGTGGAATAGGAGCTTCTAGTGCTATGGTAGCATATAATATATTGTTTAGAGCTAATCAAGATATATACTTTTATAATAATCCTAAAACATTTTACAATATTCTTCGTTCTCCATTACCAGCAACAAAAGTATTTACTGACTTTATGAATGCTGCACATGGAAGTTATAAAGAACTTACACAAGATAATTATAGAGGTCAAAGTTGGTATAGTAAATGGGCAAAAGTATTTCCTATATTAAATCAAGCACCTAAATGGGATTATTATGCTAATAATATGTTAAAGACTAATTATGGTTATCAATAAAATACATATTCAACTTAAATATATATTTTCATAGTCAAGAAAAAGGGGTCTGATATATAACTATATCGATCCCTTTGTTATCTATTAACCTGACTAATGATTATTATTAAATTATGTCAAATTTTAATGTAATACTTTTGTGAAAATATAAATATACTTTTTTATATATGTAATTTAATTAACATTAATATAATCAATATATTTAATTTCATTAAGTCTTTCATTTGTTAATCTACTTTTCCATAAATGTATAACTTTTTTAGCAGCATTAATATTAGTAAACCCATAAGTTCTATTAATAGTTTTATATAAACTATTAATGTCATCAGTAAAATTACCATTTTTATCAACTGCTGATATTGATTTCCAATATCTTTTTCTAAATATTCCAATAGTAGTATTTGATAATTGAGGATAATATAATTTTTTACCACTATATTGTTCTTCTACTTTAATTCTAAAAATTGGTTTAGCTTTATAAATCATAATAATAATATTTAAAATCTATTTATTTACTTATCCTTACTATTAGTATTAGTAATAGAATTTGAATCATCTCCTATTACAGTATTGCCATCATATGGTTTAATTAAACCATCATATGTACCAGATATATCACGTTTTTTAGTATGTAATTCATCTTGTGGGTTTAAAGCTTCTGATAATTTATCTAATTTATTATTAATATCTATTTGCTCTAATTCTTTGGCTTTATTAATCCACCACTGTTCTTTAGCTAAATCAATATTAATATCATCTTTCTTACCAGCTCTCATCCTATAAAAAAATGCTGTTACATAACAAACATCTATCATTTTTTCTACACCCCAAATCTTGATAGCCATGTTGATAGCTTCAATTGGATATGAATTATAATAATTAGGATGATTAATTGTGTTTAATGTTTTATTGTTATCCATATTAATTGAATTTATAATAATTAAATCTATGTTTTATTGTATTTATATAATTTTTATTTATATGTTCTCTTTCACATAATGTTATTATATTAGATACAATAATATAATTTTTTATATCTATAGTTTTTAAAGTAGATAATTTATATTCTATTAATGCCATAATTGTATTTTTAGGAATGGTATTATTATCATTAAAATTATTAATAATATTATGTATGTATATTAAAGTATCATATTCTACTTTAGCATTTTGAAAATTAATTGTTTCAAAAGTATATACACTATTTTTAACTTGATAATATGTAATGAATTTAGAACCTTTTGTAATTACCACTCTATTAAAATATACATTATTTTTATATTTAATTAGATATACTTCCTTATTACTTAATACACTATCTGATACCAGTGTGTCCAAAGCCTCCTGTACCTCTTTCTGTCTCATCTAATTTATCTACTTTATTAAATTGTATTCTACTATATTCTTGTAAAACAAATTGTCCAATTCTATCACCATTTTTTATTATGATATCTTTATTACTAGAATTATAAACCAGTAAATTACATTCACCTCTATAATCTGAATCAATAACTCCTACTCCATTAGTTATCATCAATCCTTTTTTATAAGCTAATCCACTTCTAGCATGAACTTTAATGACATATCCTACTGGAATACTCATATATAAACCAGTGTGAACCATAGTTCTTTGTCCTGGTTTTAATTTATAAGCATAATTATTATCTAATATACAGTTATTAGTTTCATGTGTTATATATGCTTTAACATCTACTCCAGCACTACCTAAAGTAGCGTATGTAGGAGTATCATTATTACTTTTATTTACTATTTTAACATCTATTATTTCCATTTATTTATTATTTTTTAAATTATTTAATCTTTTCTTTTCATTATTTAATTTATAATCTATTATAATATCTATTATATCAAATATAGCATTTATTAAGAAATATATACCTACTATTATAATAATACTTTTTGATATTAATTCAGGAGTATAAATAAATTCTATTCCACATATAAGATACCCAATAATTTTAAATAATTCTATTATTTTCTTTGCTTTTGTCATTATTAATTATTTTAATTATATTAGTTTTTAATTTATATCCTAATGGTTCACAATTAAAATCAGTACCAAATATTGATAATTTATCTAGATTATTTTTAAAATAATTATCTATTTCTTCAACAGTATTATTTGGTGCTATTTCTTTATTAGGAAATAATATATCAACACTACCAATTCTAACATTAGAATCTACTTGCTTATAAACTGGTCTATTCCAATCATCAATTCCTTCAAATTTAAATTTTTTAATATTAATATTCATTATTGATATTGTTTAACTTGTTTAGCAAAATCATCACAATAAGTATATAAATTACTAGGAGTTAAATATCCATTAATATTATCTATTTTAAATTGTTCATATTCAATTCTATTTTTACATTTCCATAATTGTAATCTAGTTCCAGATATAGCACTAGGAATATCTAATCTAATTTCATCGTTAGAATTTATTGTTACAATTACATTATCAATTACTTTTCTAGCTATTACCTTTTTTCTCATTATTTTGTAAGCTTAATTGTAAAATCTAATTTAAATAAATTATACATAAATATTTATATAATATCTATTTTTATACTAGTAGCTCCTGTGCTAATACTAATGCTTTATTATTTAGTTTATTATCACTACCTCCTAATACAAGTGACTCCATTTTTTTATCTTCACTAGTATATTTTTTTATATTAGATAAATAACCAGTAATTGCATTATATACTCCAAATCCTGTTCCAATAATATTATCTTGACCTACACCAACTTGATAATATTTCATAATATCTAATAGTATATTCTTTTTTCTAGTAGATATTACATCTGAATAATTAAGTTTAACTTTTTCTTGTTTAAATGATAAATATTCTTCTCTATTAAGAATTACTTTTGTAAAATAATCGTTAGCTTCTTTATCATCTATTTTAATATTAGTTAATTTTTTATATAATTCTTCATTTTCTTGAGTAATAGTTTTACTAATTTGAAGAATATTACTAGCATCACTTATTTTATCATGAACATTTGTTGTATGTCTAAGATTAAATTTAAATTTAGCTTGACTATATCCATATGCTAATGTATTTTGACATACTACTCTAATTGGAGTAAGAAATATACTAACTGATCTACTACCGTCATGAGAAATACTAACTACTAAATAATTTTCAATAGTATCATATCCATTTAATATAATATAATATGGAAGTTTAGCTGTAATAAATACTACTTCACCATTACCTAATGCTCCAGCTGTTTCATAAATAGCTTTATCTTTTCCAACAATACTATCCATAAATTTAAATGCCTCAGTATTTTGCACTATCTCATATCTGTCACTAACAGTTCCAAATATATCTAATGTATCAGTACGATATGTAGCAAAAGTATTTTCTACTTGTTTACCTTTTATACCTGTAGTATCTTTAATATAGTTGTTAAATTTAGCATATATTGGAGCTTTATCAATAGTATAATCTAAATTAGCTAGTTTTATTGCTTCTTTACTTGTCATAGCATCATCTACAATGGTACCTAGTTTATGCCAAGCAGGTTCTTTGTGTGATACAAAACTATAAGTTCCTTTTTCTTTATTAAAATTTATATTTGCACTCATTTTATTTTATATTAATAATTAATTATTTTACTTAATATCTACATTGTATGTTCCAGTATTATATAATAAATTACCATTTTTATTTGTACCATCAAATGTAACCCACGGATATGATGGATATGGAGGATATATCGGAGTATCTATTATTATTGGACTCATCCATTTACTAATTACCTCTGTAATTAATGTAAAGCTTTTCCATTCCCTGTTAGGAAATAATTTATCTAATATATCAATTAATACTCCGAATTGTACATTTTCTAATATATTTATAGTTTTATTGTCTGTATCTATTTGTAATTTCATTTTACTAAGTTTTCTAAATCCTCTAATTTAATATTATCTATATTATTAATAAGAAATTCATATTTCATTTTATTAATTAATCTATCTGGTTTAATAATCAATACTGTAGAATTATCTTTACTTCTATATATACTTTCATTTATAGAATTAAACATATCAATATCTACATTTTGTAGATGAGTAAGTATCATTTTAAACTTACTTTCATTTGGCCATATGTTACTATCATCAGTATATAAGAAGTTATCTATAACCATAATAACTTCTTTTCTGTCCACTTTATATGGAGTAATTAATTCACTTATTGTCATCTTTTTTACAATTAATTATATTAAAATTATTTACTGTAAATATATAACTATCATATTTAATTATGCCTTTACCATTAATATTAATATTATAATCAACATTATTGTTATATTTTAATACATATAATAAATCATTTCTAGCTTTATTAATAATGCTAAATAATGAGTTACTCAATCCTTTGGTAATATCTATATCTGTAATAGATATATCAGATATTTTAATATAATTTAATAAAGCATATTCATTAATAGTTAAATTATATTTAGTATTTTTTCGTTGTAATCTATGTAATTTAATACTATTTCTAGCTTTTACAGCTTTATATCTACTAATTCTAGTAGTAAGTATTCTATTTACACGTTGTAAATGATTTATATCATTAATTATTTCTTGCTGCATCTCTTTCTATTCCTGTTTGAAGATTAAATATTGCGTCCTTAATATTTCCTAGCAATAATAGAATATGTATATTATTAGTTTTTTCATATTCTATCATTGCTAAGTCATATATATATTGTAATTCTTTTAATAATTCTATCATCGTTCTATATTTGGTAAATTATTAATAGATCGAATGTAGTTTATACACTCTAACATTGTGTTAGGATTAATATCTTTATAATTAGTCATAGTATATTTTATTACATCTGTAAAATTATTAATATTAGCAATTTCAATATGTGATATTTCAGCAGGATATTTAAAATTATTATATGAAATGAATGCTGTATAATTTGTAGATACTGGAATTGCCAAATATTCATATCTAGTCATATCACCTGGTTCAGATATAATTTTATTTACTATAACTTTAGTTATTCTTCTACTCATAATTATTTAATTATAATATTATCATCTCTAATTAACGAAGCATTTTCTATCTCTACACCACTTTTTTAAGTCAGCTTTCAAAGCACGTTTATCAACAGTAACATTATATTTTACATCTTTTAATTTAAGTGTATTTACTATTAAATTAAAACTATCCATACTTAATAAGTCATTTAATTTATATTTCATATAATCTGCATTATAGAAATTCTCATCTACTTTAACAACTTCATTTTTTCTAGTATAAAATTTAATAGTACCATAATCAATAACTCTATTTCCTGACTTACCAACTTCACCAAATAGCACAACTGCATCTCTTATTGCAGTCTTTAGTCTTGTTTTAGTATTTTGTTTAACTTCTTTGAGTTTTCTAAGTCTATCAATTTCATCATCAATCATTTTAATTTCACCATCTAATTTCTTAATTACATAATAATATGATTTAAGTTTATCTTCTAAATCATCTTCTGTAATTTTAAGTTCTTTTGCATCTTCATCCTCAAGAACTCCATCATTTTCTTCAATCTGGTTAAGAAGTTGAAGATATTTATCTTCTATGTTATATAAACTAGCCATTTGTTATAATTTTATATGATTAATACTTATATGATTAATTGCAAATTTAATTGCATCTCTATTTAATTTAATTGTATCTATAAAATAAATTTTACTATCAAATTTATAATTATTTAATTGTTTAATAAGTTTAGATGGAATAATAACTTTAGTATTCTTACAAATTGACATTGTTTTATTTTTAACTATTGAAGTATTAATAATTCTGATAGTATAATAATTATTACGTTTTAATGTTCTTTTTAATTTAGTAATAATTCTTTTATCATTAACTCTAATAAATGTTATTTTACTATTTAATGATAATTTATCTAATAATATTTTAAATGTTAAATCATTAAATTTATCAGTAATTGTAGTAACTTTATCAATCATTTTTGTTGTATTGGTATTTGTTGGACTTAATATAGTATTAAACATTTTAGATACAATATTATATTTAATTTCATCATAATCTAATGCTCTAACATTTGGTATTTTATTTCTAATTGAATTAAGAAATAACTTATAAATATTATTATCATCACAACTAATTATATATACTTTCATAGATTTAATAATTTAGTAAATTCATTATGTGTTTGAACAAAACCAGCAGCTCCTTTATGACCACCTCCTCCATATTGCTTAGCAATTAGACTACAATCTATATTTCCATTATCATTATATAAACTCCAAGTCCATTTACCATTCTTAAACCAAAAACAAGCAAATCCATCATATCCATCTTTATGATAATCTATACCAAAATTAATAGGATTAAAGCGTTCTTGATTAACTACTAAAAATTTAACTGGCTTATAAGCATATTTACCATTTATATAACCATTTTTAACATTAACTGAAAAATTAATTTTAAATGCTTTACTATAAATTTGTTTAGCTTCTGTACAAAGATATTTATAAATATTTTTACCTATTCCCCATATAATTTGTAAACTCATTCTACTAATTATATTATTTGTAGTTTTTAACAACCAAATATAAGCATCTTCATAATTACTTATTATTTGTCTAGCACCATATTGAAATTCTAATACTTTTTGTTCTTCATTAGTTCCTTTATGTCTAAAACTATCATACATACCTAATAATCTAACTATTTCAGGCATTTTATCATTAGGATAAAAATAACTCCAAGTTAATTCACAAGCTGCATAACTGGTATTACTAATTCCATCCATTGGAACATCTCCATTTCTACTTTTAGATTTAATATCATTTATAGCTGATTTATGATGATCTATATAAATAAACTTCTTATTTAACATTTTAAATTGTTCATGTATATTAACCATTTCTAATCCACTAAAACTAACATCCACCATTATTATAGTATCATATTTAGTTAATATATTATCTTCTGGAACTTTGTCACCATAATCATATCCATACATAGTTAGCATATCAGGAGAGAAAGTATTTATTTTATCTCCATAATTAATAATAATTGGTACTGTTGTACTTTGTTTTTTAAACCATTTCTTAATTATTGCTGCTGACATCCAACCATCTAAATCTCTACTATGATATATACATATTGTTTTCATTTTATTTATCTTATTAAATTTAAATTATATAATACTTGTAGTGCAGCCAATATTTCAACTACAAAAATTATCCATAATATATTATCATCAATATTTTTATTATATTTATCATTTATATAATCTATTAGTTTAAAAAAACTTATTGTTGTACCAATGATAATTATAATAGATATTGTTCCTATTAATAAAATCATAGCTCTACTTGTAAATCATTTATATCCATATCAAAACTATCACGTATTCTACCAACTGCATGAAATGGTAATCCAGTTATTGTTCTTTCATAATATGTAGCAGTTACATATTTTCCAATATAATTATCTTTATTTCCTAATAATTCTTTCCTTATTTCTTCATTACCTTCAGGTGTACATTCAAACGTTTTATCATTAATATCATTTTCAAGAATAAATGTAATGTATGTTCTAATATTATCTTCATTCTTTTTAATAATATCAATTATTTTAAATTCTCCTGATAATAATTTTTTAAGTTTAATCATATTAGTTTTTCTACCACCAAACATATATTCTGCATCAAACTCTCTTAATATTATACCTTCAAATCCACTATTTAGTGCAGATTCAAGATAATTATATACTTCATTAAGATTATATGCTATTACATGACCTACATTAATAATACTACTAGGGGTACCGCTATTTAATATAAATCTATTATATGCTGCAATATAATTTAAGTTAGTAGTTCCATGAAGTATATTATTTTTATATAATATTCTTTCTTGCTGTGACATATCAGGTATGCTTAAATCAAAACAATAAAAACTAACCTTATTACTGTCTAATGAATGTTTACTTATTTTACCATTTTTAATTATAGGTATTCTACGTCTAATATTACTAAGTAATTCTCCATGATTGTACAATTCTCCATCTAATACTATATTATCTTTAAATAATGATTCATTTAAATTAGTAATATGTGGAAGATTATATTCTAATCCTTCTTTAGATAATAATTTAATTTTAGGTGTATTATTACTAAATAAATTATTATTATCTAAATCTTTTATCATTAATAATGTACTTCTAACACCATTAATTTTAGGTTGTACTATGTAAGGAAAATGAAATTTCTTTACATTTTTAAATTGTACAGCTTTCATTGGTTTTAATACATTATTAGCATCTGTTTTATTTATAGATAATCTAGTATCTAATATATCATATAATCTACTTCCATTTAAGTCCAAAGTTGCTATATCATCACCAAGATCGGATAAATGTTTATATCCATGTTTAAGTTTATCTTTATATTTCGATTTAATTTCTTTTACAGCTTGTGTAAATGGAGTAGTAGCATTAGATTTACCTATATTTTTACCAACAATTACATTCTTTGTGATTGTTCTAATATTTCCATCTAATTGACCAGTATTAATACTAATAGTAGCAAATTCATTTCTATCAGTTACATTAGCACTCCATACTATTACTTTACCATTTATATTTTTACTATATAATTCTCCAGTATAATATTTCATAATGTTACATTTTTAATTTCTTCTAATGTCTTATTTAATTTATGAGGAACTTTATAAATAATTACATATTTAGGATTATTAAATAATTGCATTAAACAATTCCAACTACTATGATAATCTACATGAATAGGATTTCTAGTATTTCTGGTATAATCTTTAATACTAAAACATTCATAATGCTTTACAATAGTATCTTTATTATCTACTCCTTGTAATTTAGCATCTTTAACATGAATGTATTTAATATCAATTAATTTTGATAATGTTCCAGACTTAATATTAGAAGTATCACCATATGTTATAACATCAGTTATATCAAATGGATAATTATCAAATTCTTCTTTTTTAAGATTATCTATTTTATTAACTTCTTCTTTAGATAATACTTGTAATACATAATCAAATCCATCTTTTATTTTAAATACTCCAACTTTGCCTTCAAATTTAATCATTTTTAAACATTTTATTAATTAGTTTAATACCATTACTTTTTCCATTATTAGTAAAGTATTCAAATAAATCTTTACTATTATTTGTTCCACTATTATTTTTTATATATTGCTTAAACATATCTTCATATAATGTTATATTATTATTTATTTTCAATATTCGATTAAACATTAATCTTATTTCTCTAGATGTAAAACTATTTTTATTTAATTTATTTGTACCAATAAATACTGTTTTAATATCATATAATATATAATGATAAAATCCATTCATTATTCCTTCTTTATCAAAATCAACATTTATTATTATATTATTATACATTCTATATAATTCTTTTAATAAATCAGGAGTTAATCTAGCACTCTCACTATTAAAACTAGTAACACAATATTGTAATGTATATTTGCTTGAAATACCAATATGAAAAAATATATCGTTATTTAAATTTGACTCTATATAATTTTCTATACTCTTACCATATTTATCAAATAAATTACATTCTATCACCAATTTATCTTTTCTACTTTTAGTAATTATTAATGTATCAGCATTATATAATTCATATGGAGCTTGAAATATACTTGTATTATTAGTTTTAAACTTAAATTTTCTATCTTCAAATGGATTATATACCTGAAGTATATCTAAATTATCTTTTTTACCTAAATAATATACATATGCAGGATTACTTGATGTATATATGTATATTGGGTCAACCATATTATTAATCCATATAAATTGAGCTACATATACATCTCTATTATATAAATGATTAAGCGATACTCCTCCGTTATTCCAATACTCTATATTATCTATAGAGTAATTTCTAGCTTTAAATTTTATAATAGATTTAGTTCTATTTAGTTTATGAATTTGTTTAGACTTAACTGTATTACTTATTGTATTATTTTCTAATATTATATTACATATATTTATAAATCCTGATGTATCATTGCAATCATTGTTTGATAATAAGCCAACTAACTGAAATATATCACCTGAATATGTATTATTAGCCCAATCTTTCATTACTAATTTGCCATTATCATAAAACATAAATCCTAATGATGGATTAATATCATTTCTAAGAGGATTTCTAATTTTATTAGATGTATGTTCTAAACAATACTCTATATCTGAAATAGGTATATTTAGATATTTAGCAAATAATTGTATTTGATTGTAATTAATTAATATATGGTCTTTAATATTATTTGTTAGCTTCATTTAATATAGATTTATATTTAATTATAAAATAATTACAAAAATAGGGGCAAGCTATATTACTTGCCCCTGTTAAGTCCACTATTTGTTATTAGGTAAGACCTAACTTTTCAGCTAATCCTGTTGGTAAAGCAGGAGCAGCATTAGCATCTGGAACTGTATTAGCAATAGAAGCAGTTGCTCCTAATTCTACAGCTTCATTAGGTCTGAATGCTAATGTTGTTTCAATCTTTCCATTTACTATATTAACTTTCTGAATAAAACCAGTTCCAACAAAAGTAGGAAATCCTAAATATGTAAGTTTTTTACCACTTGCAATAAGTTTTAGTAATAGTAAATCTTTAGGAGAATAAATAGGATTAGTTTTATCCTTACCAACATTAAATGCCTTAGCAAAATCGTTAAAGAATTTAGTAAACCATTTTACTCTATCATCAATACTCATATCAGTATCTACTTCTAAATCAAAACTAATCTTTTTATAATTAGCATTACCTTCAAATTGGTCATGAATATGTTTCAATCTCTTCCACAATTCAAGATACATAATTTCAAGATTCTTTTCTGTAACATTTTCTCCATTAACCTTAACATGAGAAATAGGAAGTTCACTATGAGTAAAATATCTATCTGGATCAGTAGCTTTAGCTTTATATTCTGTAAAATGAAATGATATTCTAGGAACTACTAATCCTGCATATTCCCACTTACTATTTGCATCTATTTCACTAGTAGTAACTTCTACACTAGTTAAATATGCAGGACACATATTATTAAATTGTGGAAATGGTTTAAATGGTAAACGTGCAGTTACGTCTACATTTTTATCAACTTTAATCTTAGCCATATTTTTATTATTTTTAAATTATACTGTACTGTTGTTATTTTAAATTTAGTCTATACTAGACATATTAATATCTAGTATAGACTTATATAATATTTATTCTTCACTACTACCTTTAGGAGTATGTTCAGAGAATTTAATATTTGTAATAAGATACAAGGTACGTTCTACTCCTTCGGCAATTTCAATAGGTTCTCCATCGTTTACAGGAACAATATCAGCAGAACCGATTTTAGTTGCAATATAAAGAACATTCTTCTTACCTGTTTCTTCACTAATATTTTCACGTTTAACAACAAGTCCTTTTTCTACCAAATCATCACCTGCAATTGAAGATAGTTCAAAATCATTAGCCAGCATAGTATTGTAAATTCCACTATATCTAAAAGCACGCTGTTTACTAATTAAACTACCTTGTTCTTGTCCATCTACTTCAAATCCAGCTTTAGCAATATAATAGCGTTCATTCTGATTATCAGCACCACTATCTTTCATATCAAACATTACAACCCTATCACCAGGCATCACATCAAGAGCAGCCATAGCTTTATTATTTAGCTTAAAGTTGCTATAAGTTGAAGTAATTGTAAGTTTCGGGCTTACTTCACTAACGTTTTTAGTTCCACGTTTAACCATTCCTTTTGAAAAATTCAAATCTTTCATGTTGTTTTAAAATTTTAAAATTACGTAATATAAATTAATTAACTATATAAATATAATATTATATATGTTCTATGTTTTAACTAACTATTCTTATTATAATTATATCAGATAATCTCTGTTAGATTAATAGTTGTTAGTATAGCTATATATAATATTTCTATTTATCAATACTTATTGTTTCTAATTCTTCTTCTGAATTAACATCGACTATTTCCATAGCTTCTTCTTTAGAATATGCACCTTGTAACATGTCAGCTACTACTATTCTACCACCAATACTAGTAACTCTATTTCTTAGCATTGTAGCAGGATGATTATTCCAATTATCTCTACCTTTTATATATAATGGTTTTTTAGTATTAGAATCAATTAGTGAACTATGATAACCATTATATAATCCAGCATCTGTAGCATCTTGTAATGAATAATGAAATGTTTTATCTATATTATTAGATTTTCTTATTAATCTTAATGAACTTACAAATGTAATACCATGTTTTATTAATATAATTTTGCCATCATCATTTGCTTTTTTTACTTCATCATCAGTTGTAACTCCTTTAATATATATAAAATAATCATCTCTTAAATTATCATTATCATCTGTAAATAACCATTTATGACCTAGATATTTACCAGTAAGTAAATCTTTATAAGTTATAGCTGGAGCATAGTCTCTTATATAATGCATTTCAGTTCCACTATCTAAAATAGCTTTAGTTATAATTCCTACATCTAATGCTAAAATATCACTATTTTTAGTAGATATAACATATATTTTAGACATACTGGTAATAGCATTTAATCCTAGCTCTTTACCTCTTAATACACTAAAATAACTATTTGCATTTAATTTTCTACCTAACATAATTGATGCTGCTGGACTAATTCCCATATCCCAACCTAATGTGATAGCTGCAATTATATCTCCAGTATCTACAATGACATTACCATCTTTATCTTTGTGCTCAAACGGTTTAGCCATTGTACTATGTTTAATTTTTTCAGCAAATAGTTCTATTTGTTGTAAATTTGGAAGTACATCTTTTTGAGGAATTGTAGTAGCAGGACTGCTTACTACTTCATTTTTCTTAATTACTTTTGTGTTGTTATTTTCCATTTTAAATATTAGTTTATATATACCTTATCTTTATTAAAAACGGACTGCTAAATTACAATAATAATTTATAATATCCAAATTTTTACTCACTTTTTTTCATATATTTTTTAAATTCATTCATTGTGAAAGTTGCTATATATTTATTTTGTTGTCTAATCTTTAACTTAGTTTTATCTCTACTTTTATAAAACTTACCTTTTTCATCAATAAAATCATCAAAAAATAGATTAATAATTATAGTTATTTTATTTGGATTATAATAATTAATAGTTTTACCTCTAGCAGTTCGTTGAGCATATTGAACAGGATTAGTACTACCACTAGTAGTAATAACCATATCTAATATATCTAAATCAAATCCTTCATCTACAGCATTAACAGTATTTAGCATATTATAAAACTTATATTTAAATCCTTGTTTAATATGATCTAGTTGCTTTATAGCACTAAATTTTTTAGGTTTTCCTGCTTTAGTAGTTAAAATCTTTCCAGTTATAAAATCAGTTATATATTTACTCTTAATCTTACTATGATATGATACAGCTTTTATTTTAGAAATAGTATTATTAACACTATCGGTTATTGCATCTGCCATATCAATACTCCCATTAAAGGTAATTATATTTTTATCTTTATATATAAGATATAGTTCTAATACTGCTTTTAATTTAACTTCATTATAATTATGAATAACATTACGTTGTTGCATTGCTGTATAATATTTGGTAACATTATTTTTTATATTAATAGGATTCCAATATTTATCAATATTTTTGTTATATTCTGTATCTAATTTTAACGTTGTATTATATCCCATTGCTTGAGATAATGCTTCTCTAACATCATGTGATTTAACGTAAACATTATCTATCTTTTTACCAGAATAACATGCCATAATAACTTCAAAATCACTATTAAATATATATCTACCATCATTATATACTAAACGCTTATGACTATCTTTAAATATATCAAATACTTCATTCATTATATTACTATGTTTAATATATTTTTCTTTATCTTCATCTGTTAAATCTAATTTAATATTAAATTCAACAAAATTACTTATCCAATTATTTCTAATTGCTTCAGTTTCAGATATTTTATCTATTACAGGACAATATTTATTAATAGTAATATTATTATATGGATATGAACCAGTTAATCCTAATATATTATTATATTTTATAAATTTACCAGATATAATATTAAGTCTAATATCACTAGTAAATCTATGAATTTCATCAACTATTAACAATCCAATTATATTATCAATAGTATTGTATGTATTTATAAAATTAGTAATTGTTAATAATGTTACTAATGACTTAAAATCATTATTATATGAATAATAAGATTTATAATTATCTAGTTCTTGTTTCCATACTTCTAATATAGCAATCGAAGGAACTATTACTACTACATTACCAAAATTATTTGCAGTATAATAATCAATTATTTTTATTGCTGTTAATGTTTTACCAAATCTCATAACATAATCTAATGCTCCTTTCATTTTACTATCAATAAATCTCTGTATTCCTATCTTTTGTCTTTCATTTTTTGTCATTTTTAATTTTATTTATATCAAATTTTAAAATCTCTTTTTTAGATTTATGTTTAATTTTATGTGTAACCTTAACTATATTATTTTTCTTTTTATTATTTCTATTCCATATTTTATAATATAATTTACGTTCTTCATTATCAAAAGGTTCATATTCATATGCAACATGAAAACTAGTATCATCATTAAAGAATAATACTAAATATCTAAATCCAGATTCATTAATAATAATTTTAACTTCTCTTACTATATGAGCATTTGAGTCTACATCTTTGTTTTTATTTATAACAACATCTCCAGGTTCAAATGCTACTTTATCAAATAAATTATCCATTATTTGAATGTTTATTATTATTTCCAAAACTTACCCATAGTAATAAAGCAATTCCTATTAATTCTCCTGTTTCAGTAATTGTTTCATCTGTCATATCAATTGCACTTGCAAATATTATAAATAATATTATTGCAATTATAAATATTATTACTGCTTTCATAACTAATCAAATAATGTTCCATTATGTTTATTCATATCTTTAGTATTTATATTATATACTTTATGTATAATATCTAATACCTTTTTTTTATACCAAATATAATTAATATCATAATCGTTAGAATAATAAAATTTATTAAATATTGTAACATTATATCCTTTAATTACATTTGTAAGTTTATTAGATAGTAAATTACGTTTTAAAAATACTCCTCCGTGATTACTTACAAAATATCTATTATCTTTTTGAAGAATTTTTATATTTAATTTACCATCTTTTATAGTATGATATTCACTTCTAAATTGTGAACCAACTTTAATGCTTATACAATAGTCATATATATCATAATTTTTAATTATATTATCAATATCTTTATTATTATTTATAAAATATTCATATAATGTTTTTGCTATAGCTGGTGCATAATATCCCTTATCAATTTTAATATCAAATGAGAAATCACCTTTAGTTTTAATTTCATTATTATCTTTTAAAGTTATATAATCATTAACTGTAGTTCTAATATACTTTGTATATTTTGTATATACAACCCCAAAATTATATTTTTCTGCCCAAGAATTACAAATATTATAATAATCATCTAATTTATCATTATCAATAATTGATACAATTCCATCTGTATTAGCACTAATAACATGAATGTTATTTAATTCTAAGTTTTCTATTAATGACATTAAATATAATTGACCATTTATAGTAACTTTATACATTGCTTTTAAATCATATAACCAACTGTATTCAAAACCAAGCTTACCATATATAGCATTAATTACAATTTTAAGTATTCCAGCGGTATCTTTATCACCATTTACTTTTGCTTTTAATCTAAGTTCTGTAAGATTTTTTACTAATTTAACAAATATAGAATTAACATGCTCAGGATGAATTTTAAGATTAATCATAATACTAGGATAAAAACTATTAACATCTGCATCAATTATATTATCATACTCATTATTAGTAAATATTCCTCCACTATCTACACTATGTAATCCTCCAGTAGCAAATTGATATGCAGTTCTATTAAATATTAATAGTTCTTTAAATGTATCTCTACCAATGTTAATACTTATATTCTTTAATGAATCTAGAAAAGATTTAAGTTTATCAGAGTTAAATGTAATATTTTTATCTATAATATCAATTAATTTAATTTTACGTCTATATGTACGCTTATTATAATATTCCCAATAAGTTAATCCTGTAGCACTTTGATAAAACTTACTCATTAATCTATCAGCAACACTACTTCTACTACTAGATAATACATTAACTTCATACTTTTTACTAGTAACAATTCTTTGTTTTAATTCTGACTGACTATAATTATATAGATTTAAAGTTATTAAGACATCATTAATGTTGTAATCAATGATACTAGATAAATGCTCATTAATAACATATCTATCAAATGATTTTAAATCAGGAAATAAACCATCATAAAATTTAATACTTTCTATTTCAGTAATAGGAGGCATTGTATAATCTTCAATCTTATAATACTTTAATGCTATTGCTACCTGTTTTAATGATATTTTACGTTTATCAAGATAATGTAAACTCATTAAATCAATACTAAACCATAAATTAGAATAAGGTATGTTATTATCTTTTCTATAATTACCTGGATAATTAATAATAGTATCATTAAAATCTTTTAATTTCTTAGTAATAATATCTGTATTATTATATTCATGTAATTTTTCTTTTATAATATAATCTAATACTATATTATCATATTTATTAATATTATATCCAACTAATACTTCTGTATGTTTATTCTTTAAGAAATCTACAAGTGCTTGTAATTGATTAGTTTCGTTAAATACAATAAATATTTTAGGATTCATTATATTTAATGCAGCTCTCTTTTCATTATCATCTTTGTTTATATCGGCTGCAATATACCTATCAACGCCTTTTGCATTGATAGGTATAAATGTAGCCGTAAAACAATTAGGAAATACTTCAATATCATATACATATGTCATACTTATTCAAATTTAATATTAATATTATTTTTATCAGTATATAATTTTATATTTAATACCAGTCTTTTCTTCAAGTAATTTTTCTGCTTTATCTTTTGAAATAGTATTTGTATTTCTACGCCATATTAAATCACCATACTTATTTGGATTTAATATATTCCATATTGGAGCTTCATATACTTCTATAATATCAAACTCATTAGTTTCAAATGTATATTTTAAATCATTATCATAATTATCAAGTTCTAATGTACCATCTTCAGATACTAATTTAGGGATAGGAGTACTTAATGCTACAATTCTCATTCTACCATCTCTATACCTAACTCTCATAAAATCTTTTAAATCAGACTTAGTAAATGTTGAAGATGTTGTATCAAGAAATAAATCATAATTACTATCAGCACTAATCTGAAATTTTCCTTCATCAGTATATGTTCTCTCTGTACCATCTATTGTAGCTGCATATGTATAAGGTTTATAATCAAAACTTTTTCTAAAATTAGTAGCAGATCTACCATCTCTAGTAATCAGTTTATGTCCAGCTAATGCTTTTTTTAAATTAAATTTTTGTCTCATAATATTATTTTATTTGTAATAAGGCCATTTTAATTTTAAATATCCATCATATCCTACTTTAATCATATTATTACTAATAAAACTACATTTAGAATAATGTACAAGAAATAAACTATCATTCTTAGATTGAGTAAGAATGATAGTATTAAGTGTATTATTTATTTTATTACATTTATTACTTATAGTATAATTTTCATATGTAATTAAAAATACATAAATTGTCATACATATAATAATTATTATATAATTTTTATTATTCATATTATTTAGTTTTTTCAATCATTTCATTAAATAACATAAGTCTATCTTTATAATTACAAGTAGGAAATATATAAGAAGTTCTTCTTAAACTATCTTTATATCTATCTAAGATAGCTTTAAACTCAGGAAGTGTTTCTAATGAATTATATGTTATATATAATTTACTAAAAGAATTCATAAGATTTTTAGTTTTAGTAGAAATAAATGATTTATTAGTATCCATACATATAATAGAATTTTTAATAAATGCACACATCCCAATATTTAATTCATTCTTTCTAGTAAAATGTATATATTTTAAATAATCATTTTTAGCATGTTTGTATATATAATTTCTAACTTTTTTTGGAAGAGTACTAAAATCAATTATTTCTATTTCTTCGTTTTCCATCTTTTTTCATTTTAAATTTAGCATCAGGCTTAATATAATGTTTAATAGTTTTTGGTTTAACAGCAATAGTATCACCTTTATTAATAGTAATAACTTCTTTAGTTATATTATCTTTGCCTTTCTTACTTGTAGTAGTACCCCCAAGTATTGGATCAGGTTTACTAGTAAATGTTTTACTACTATGAATATCAAATCCATAACTTTTATTAAACATTTTAACATTTCTAACAAATACCTTTTTAACTTTATCAGCAAATTTAACAAACTTGCCAGTAACATCTTGATAATATATTTTTCTACCTTTTGTAGCTTTTCTATTATTACCATTAAATGCTATACCTTTTTTATTAACTTTCATACTAGTACCAAAATTACCAGCAGTATAATGAGGTTTATTAACTTTATTCAAATATTTTCTATATACTGATTTACTAGTATAATGCCATTCATTATTAAGTTTAACTTTCTTTAGAGCATAAGATTTATTAACTCTCAATACTTCTCCAGTTTGTTTATTCTTAATACAAATTAGTTTTTCCATTATTTATTTTTGTTTACTTTTAAAAAATTTATTAATTACAGGATAACACTCTTTTAATGTTGCTTTAATATCATCAATATTAAATGTATTAATATCATTATTATATCTAACTCGTATAGTTATATCATTTTCATATATATTATATGACTCAACTACACCATTTATAATAGTAGCAATATCATGTTTGCATTTAATTATATATACTTCTTGTTTTATACTAAAAGGAAGTGTAATTACTTTATTTTCCATATCACCAGTCTAAATTATTAATCTCAATAAACTTATGTATAATACTAGCTGTTATTGTATGACAACCAGCAATAAGAGTATATTCTTCAACTCCATTAATTTTCATCTTTTTAATAGACTTAACTTTATATACTCCAATATTAATAGATTTACCATTTGCAATAAATTCTTTATTATCAACTTCTAGTTTATTAAATATTTGAAATAATCTTTTAGCATGAGAAGTAGGAACTCTAGCTCCCATAGAAGTAACAATTTCAGATTTATCCTTATTAAATCTTAAACCAGTAATTAATGTATAATTTGGTCCATATGGTAAATATGGTATGTATATATTATGTAAATTATAAGTCATCCATTCAACTAAATCTTTATTATATGTTAATATTAATTCTTCATATTCCTCTTTTTTACGCTTTTCAACTTCTAATCTATAATTTTCAAATATTTGTAGTATTCTATTTTTAAGTTCAGTATTATTATATAAATCTAATTTATCTTTTATTTTAGGATAACTTAATTTAATGCCTTTACTATATAACATTTGAGGGTTAGTATGAATATATATATACCAAAATCTCTTAGCATTATATATTTCTTTCTCTTTTTTATTATAAAAATGTCCAGTAAGAACTTGTTTATACGTTTTATTAATATCTATAATACAATCAGTTCTTGTCCAACCATTATAACAATTATACCAATGTTTACCAATAATTTCATTAACAAATGTAAAATCAATTTTATTATAAAATCTACGTCTAATTTTTTTATATTTATTAGATAAGTCATTAATATATTGTAAATAATCCCAATTAACCATTACTCTAGAATTATGAATAACATCATATAATCTACTAAATGTTGATAGATTATTTATTACTAGTTCTTTTATATAATTTTCTATATTAACTTGTAATTCTTCATTTACATTAATAATTCTATATTTATGAATACTATTACTAAAAGCATTCAATATATGAGATGAAGATAATCCATTTCTATATATTCCAGAAGTTATATTATTACTTACAAATAGATTATTACTAATTTTAATTGCAATTAAATTATTCCATTTATAGAATTTATTATCCTTAATTTCATAATTACCAAATTTTATATCTCCTTTTTTATGAGCAAATATATGTGGTAATTCATAAACACTTTTAACTAATATTCCTTTACTAGTTTTTTTCTTCATATTATTAAAAATTAAATGTTATAAAGGGATTTACGTATCTTTTATACATCAATCCAATATTAATAAAATCATTAGTATAACTTTTTATTAAATTATCATTACTCTTGTTATATAACACATAAGCAGGATGATATGTAGCTATAATAATTTTATTATTAATTGGTATTATATATCCACGAAAATCACTTATTTTTAAATTATTTTTATTAAAATATACATTTAAAGCAATATTTCCTAATAATACTATAATTTTAGGATTATATAATATTAATTCTTGCTTTAAATATGGTAAACAATTATTAATTTCTCTTATTAGAGGACTTCTATTGTTAGGTGGCCTACATTTTATAATGTTAGTGGTGTATACATTATTTCTAGTTAATCCTATTAATTTTAATAGATTATTAAATAATATACCAGAATTACCAATAAATGGTACTCCATATTTATCTTCATAGTAACCAGGTGCTTCTCCAATAAACATTAAACCATTTTTATTTGTATTTCCATTACCACTAACAATAGTCTTACGTGATAAGCTAATATCACATTTATTACATGTGTTTATATTCATAAATTAAATTACTTCATAGTTAAATTGTATTTATCTACTAATATCTTTAAATTAGTTAATGATAATAAAATATATAAAAAGTATTTATCTCCTATTATAGTATAACCTACTTCGCCTTTATAATCATCATTATATTGTATACTTCTATCTATACAAAAATTATAATAATCTTTATTACAATTATCTATCATGTCTTTTATAGTATAATCTTGAGTACTTCGTCTACTATGTGAGATATTAAGGTCTAATTTATCAATATGAGTATTATAAGATAACATTACTGCATCTTTAAAAAACTCTTTTAATATATTAGTATTTAGTATATTGATGTTATAAAATCCAGTTTTCATCTTATAATTTAATTAGTATTAATTTAATATTGGTAAATTATTAAGAAAACCAACATAAAAGAAATATGAATTTAGATAACATTTATCATTATCAATAGTAAATTTTTCTGTCTGTAAATACTTAATATTTCTAGATGTTCTAAATACTAGTTCTTTTTTATTGGTTATACCATATAAAAATAAACAATTATTTGGACTAGTCCATACCATTCTTATTGATTTTCCCATAATATTCAGTTTTAATATAAAATTATTGCTTTACTTTTAGCTCTACTTAATCCTGTATATAATAATCTATTTCTAGTTTCTATTACATTAGGATTATTATTTGTATTAGTTCTTGGTGAACGTTTATTTCCATTATAATATATTATATCTAAACTATCTATAAATACTGTATCTATACTACTACCTTGAGCTTTATGAGTAGTTATAGCATATCCATAATCAAGTTCTTTTTTAACAAACGCAACTTTTTGTTTACGATTATTAAATAACTCAAAATCAATCATAGTTAAATATAGATGTTTAAAATTATAATACATTTTCCATAATTCACCTTTTTTAATTAAATCACCATATAATGCATTATGATGTAGTTGATATAATTTATTATAATAATTAACAAATGTTTTACTATTATGGTCAACTACATTAACCGTATGAATGAAACCAGTATCTAAATCTTTTAATGTTGCAACAAACATATCAAATTTATAATCAGATGTCTTTTTATATACATCTATAACAATATAATCATTACTATTTATTATTATAGGTGATATAAATTCATCAACAATAGTTTGATAACCAGTTAATATATCATTTTTAACCAATATATCTTTACTTTCTGTTAATTTACCTCTAATATATCTATTCCAACTGTTTATTCTATCATTAGTATATGCACATAACTTATAACTATTAACATCTTTTTTATATTTATCACTTTTAAAAGCATCTACAACTAGTTTAGAAAATATAATTCCATCTACCATTTCATACCCGACATTATTATTTATATTTGTTTTATGAGACTTAATGTAATTTATAAATTTTGCAGTATTATGTTCAACATCATATCTTAATAATTCAAATAGTTTATGTAATGGATTATTTAAACTTTGTCTAACAACATCTACTAATTCAGTGCCATATTCATTATTAAAAACAGGCGAAAGCTTAATACTATGATTCATTACAGGTGGTAATTGAAGTTTATCACCAATATATATAATTTTAGTATTATATTGTATTGATCTAATATCATTTAACTTTTTTAAATCAGGTGAAATCATACTAGCTTCATCTACTATAATAATATTAAAATTTATAAATTTATTACTACCTAATGTTTCAAATTTTAATTTATCAATATTAAAATTTTCTAATGCAAAATTAGGTCTAAGTCCATGTAAACTATGTAATGTATGTCCTTTAACTCCAGTAAATTTTTCAATTACTCTTACTGCTTTATGAGTCGGAGCAGATACACATATCCTTTTATTTTTAAATAATTCTTTTATAATATATTTAACTATAAATGATTTACCAGTTCCAGCTTCTCCACTAATTGTATATGAAAGACTTTTATTATTATTATACCAATCTTTTATATCTTCTAATAATCTTTTTTGACTATTAGTAAATGTTACTTTTGTATTTTTCATTAGAATGTTAATTTATTAATATCAAATACTCTTAATATTGCAACAGCATATACATTATCTATATTATCATTCTTAAAATACATTGTATTAAATATACTCATATTTTTATCAACTAATGATATTTGATTATCATCTGCTAATATAAATGTATCATATTTATCTCTTACATATTTTAAAAATGTATATAATTGTAAATTAAGAGATAGACTTATAAACGCTTTGGCATCTAATCCACCTACATAATTTACTTTGTACCATTTTATGAAATCTGTTAATTCTTTTTGGTATGATTCTACCAAAATTGTTATTAATTCGTTCATATTTATAATGTTTTATTTCACTAAATTTATCTTTAATACTATTAATAATTATATTTAATGTAACTAAATTTATATCGCTTGTAATTACAGTAATAAATATTTTATCTTTAGTATAGAAATATATTTTAAATCTCATAATATTTATATTTTATTAAATTATTCATAAAACTCATTTATTGTAATATAATTACCAAATCTATATTCAAATAAATAATTTTTATTATACCAATATCCTTGTTTTTTATTATATTTAAAACCATATTCTTTCATAGTTTTAAATGCTTCTGCTTTAGTATTAAATAACATACAAGTTCGGCTATATCCATTATATATTTTAACTATTGTATATACTTTTTTATAACATCCTGTATGTTCAGTTTTTTTACAATTCATAATATTATTTTTTAATTATGCTATAAATACCAATATAAAAGAAAATGCCGAATTATTATTTGTATTATCTTTTCTACATTATTTTCTTTATAATAAACTTATTGTTTTCTATTATACCTTTTATCTTTTGACCATGTTTAACTACACTCCAATATTGTGTTATTATATTACATTTAGTACAATTACCTTTATTATTCCTCTTTGTCCAAGCAATATGTTTATTATTTTCAGGTTTAGAATATAAATATTTATATAATTTATTATTATTTATATCTAAATTATCTATATATAACTCAACTTCATTAGATAATATAGCAGTAAATTTACCATTATAATATTTAATTCTAGCAATTCTAAGATTATCTCTAACCTTAGAATTGCTATTAATTAATCCATCCTTAAAATTCATATTTTATTTTGTTATTATTGTACAAATTACTCTTTTATCAGGTCTAGATATAATTTTAAATCTATGTCGTCTAACATCTTCAATATCTTCTCCATTAATATTAACAGTATATTTTCTACCATTAATATTAGTTATAACTCCTTGTTGAGATTTAAAATTATATTTTGCAAGATTATGTAATAAAGGTTTAAATACTACAACAATATCTCCTATTTCAACTTTATTAGGAATTATTTGTCTTGTATATTCAAATTTATCACCATCATGTACTAAATTATATTGTTGATAGTTTAATTCACCTTTAATATTATTATTAACAACATAATATTTCATCAGTTTACAATCTGTCTTATTAACTATAACATTATTAGTTAAAGTTAATCGTACTTTACCTACTTTCTTTACCGTATAAAATAAATTATTATATTTAATTATACAACCTTTTACAAAATGTAATGTAGGATTTAATACTGGAAAAAGTTTTATTATACCTTTCATAATATTTTAAATTATTTTAATTAATAAATATATTGCAGCAATAATAAGTATACTTATTAGAAATATAACTATTATATTACCTGCAATGATTAATATTTTATCTGTTTTCATAATATAGATATTAAATTACTAATAATTATATAAAATCCATATATAGCAATAGCAATAGCTCCAATTAATGTTAATGTTGAACCTACTACTACTATAAAATTTACAATAGTTTTCATTTTATTATGTTTTAAAAAGAGTGTGCAACCGTGTATTATCCATCTCCTCTGCCCCACTTTCGGTAATTGTTACACACTCTACTATTTAATTATATTTAAAAGTTAAACATGGATATAAATTATCAATGCTTACATTATGTAATTCATCAATAATTTCAATTATTGCTGTATTATCATCATTATTAACTTCTACAACAACTCCTAAATAACGTTCTTCACCAAGATAATATATTATTTTATCACCTGGTTTTAAATTAGATTTCATTCTCTTTGTTTGTGTTTCTATATACCATACATATCTAACACCTAATAATAATAATATTATTATTCCTATTTTAAGTATCATTGTTTTTATTATTTATGATTAATAAATATATTTAAACACTATGCTTACTCATAGTGTTAAGGAACTTAATTAATACTAAATATATTAATCGACCTTACATCTAAATCGTTGACAGTAAGATTACTTGTTCCACTTATAACTTATCTAGAATTTATAAGGTATCTTTACAATTAGTTGAACAAGTTTAACTCTAATTGCAGTCCTCACTAATGTAGAGCAACTATCACTTTCTTAAATGCTATTATATCTCTAACCTTATATCTCAATTGAGTATATAAGTAACTTGATTATAGCTGTCATATAGTTAGTTATTAAATAATAAACCTCCTATTGCAGCTCCTAACATTAATGTTAATATTAAAAATGTAAGTAACCAACCAATTGTTAGATTATTTACATTATCAGTACCAGATACTATTATTGCTTTATAATATTTATTATTTTGTTTAATAATAATATTATTTTTAATATTACCAATATTTGAAACATGTACCATCAATACTGTATCAGCTTTATTAGCATTAAATATTTTCATTGCAGATAATGGAATACTATTTACTTGCTTTACTGTTGTACTACATGCAGAAACTAACATTATTGTAAATAGAATAATAATTAATTTTTTCATTATTTTAATATTATTTATGATTAATAAAATTACTACCTTTAAAACTATTTCTAGTAAAACTTGGTAGTATCGAAATTAGTTTTAATTATTGTGGCATCTCACCACTTTACACTAATATTAAGTGTGGCTGTTGTAACTAGCTTAACCGGTCTATTTTTTATAATATTTTATTTTTGTACTTTTTTACATTACATTATATAAACAAATTATATATTATTAATAAAATATAGTAAAATGTTTATTATTTACTAAATGTTGATTATTATTGATTAATGCTTATTGCATGATTTATAGATAGTTATTAAATAGTGATTAATAAGTATGTAATAATGATTAGAAAATTACATTATATAATAAGGGGAAAATAGAGAGAGTTATGGTGAGAAGTAAAGAGGGAAGAAGGGATAGTTCCACACTTCATTCTTTATCTTTACATTAATTACATTTATGTATTATCCTTCATTTTATCTTTCACAAAATATTTATTATTTTCTTGTTATTTATAATTTATAATTCTATTTATTACTTTATTACATCATTTATCTATATCTTGATAGTATATGTTTGTATTTAAGATATTGGTTCTTCAATTAAAGAATCATCTATTTCAACTGTTTCTATTGCAACTATTTTAAATATAGGTATATATTTATTAGAAGAAAAATAATTATAACCTAATACTTCATATGCAATTTTAATAACATTAATACCAAGTTTTTCAACTTTACTATTATTTGTAGCAAGATATTCTTTTACTACATTTCCTTCTTCTGCATAAATTTTATTAAAAATCATTATCTTAAATTTTTATTTTATTATATAAAAAAAGCAACAGGATATTTCTACCCTGCTGCTATGTTGTTTTATGATTCTGTTGATACAGCTTCTTCTTGTTGAGCTTTAACAATTTCATCACCAATCAAGACATCATCAACGATATTAACATCACCAATCAAAGATGTAGCCTGAATAATCTCAATAGGTGAAGAAATTTCACCAAGATTTGTTACAGACCAAACTTTAGATATACCATTTCTTCCATCGTGTGTCTGATATTCATGGCGACGATTGGTATCATTTACAGAAATTGCATAAGTTTTACCAACTTCAAATCCATACATTTCTGCGGATGTTCCAGCCATTACTATCATACTACGTGGATATGCTCCAGCAATTGGAGAACAAAATACAGGCATCTTACCTTGTTTATCAGGAACAGTACTTCCCTGATATTCACTAATTTTTACTACTGCGTTCATAGCTATAAATTTTTGTGCAATAGTCCTGAGCTATTGCGGTTATTGTTAAATCTGTATCCAGGAAATACAGATACCAACGGGGATACCGCAGGCTGAATTTTAGTATGGGGTCTAAGAATAAGGTGTTCCACACTCTCATTAACATTAACATTAACATAAAAAATTAATATCAACATTAATATAAATATCAATATCAACGTTAACATTAGCATTAATACTTTCACTAATACTAATATTAACATTAATCTTATTACTATAATCAATATTTATCTTAATATAAACATTTATATTATTTATAATTCCTATATAATCTATAATATAATATTAATTTTTATTAACATTTATTATAGTTATATATTATAAATGATATATATTTTAATAATTGTATTTATATAATATTAGGAATATTATTACTAAGCGGGGATATAAATATAATATATATAGTAGTGGGGTATTTATATAAAAGTAAAGTAGGAATAGTATTACAATAACATTACTGTATTTTATTTCTATTGGTATTTATATTTTGTAATATAGTTTTAGTGTAGTTTTAATATATGTATTAATAAGTATTATATTAAAAGTAATATTAAGAGTATTATAATTATTAATATTAAGAGTATTATTATTTATTAATATTTGTTTATTTATATTTGCTTTGCTAAGATTATTTGGCAAAGTTATAATATTTTTTTAATATATTCAAGTATTTTAACATTTTTTAACTTATGAATATATAATTATATATAATATAGTTATATATATTAATATTAATGTAAATTACTATTTATTAATAAGTTATTAATATACATTATAATATAGTTACTATCCTATACTTTATTATATATATTACACAAGAATAAATATTAATTATTTTTACATTATAGCTTGATTTTTGAAAATATTTGATTATTTTTGCATATAAATAATGATTATGATTTATTTTTAATTTATACTTTTGTGTGTTGTTATGGTGAATATAAGTTAGGGGAGTTTAATTATTCCTCTAACTTATTTAATAAGAATAATAATAATTTAATTAATATATTTAATAACAGTTTAAATTTATAACTTATGAATGAAGTAAAAGAAGAATTTAAAACAGAAACAAAGTATCAACCAGTAAATGGTAGAATGCTAATTAAAGTAGTAACAGAAGATTTTCCTACAATGAATATTATGACAGGAGCAAAGCCTAATACTATGGGTTCTATAAAAATGTTTATTGCTGGAACTAGTATTTCTGGATATAATCTAGGAGATGAAGTATTAGTAGAACCACGAGAGATTGCTAATCCTGATAATAAAATATTTGATGATGATAATGAAAGAAGTTATTCTAGTATTAAAGCTCATATAAATAGTTTAAAGAAAAGTGAGTATGATGAGTTTGTTAAAAAGAATCCTAGATTATCTATTGTTGAATATGTAATTATTCATAATAATTTTATAATCGCTAAAGTTGTTAAATAATAATGGGTATAGTTAATGATTCATCAAATAATTTAATTAATAATATTAATAATATATTATTAGGAACGACAAAATATGATGATTATATATTATTAGAAGATGATGATAAATTAATAGTTATTCAATTAATGAAATTAGCATTTAAACATGTATTTAAAAAATTAGTTGAATCTAAATTACCAGTACATTTACCATATATAGGAACATTAAAAATAAAAGAAATAAATAAAATAGCATTGAGAGTTAAAGATGAAGTTGCTATTGAATTTGGATATGAATCATTTAATAATATACCTAGTGATATAGATAAAGATAAATTATTAGAAATAAAAAATATTATTTCAAAAAGAATAATTATTGAAAATAACAATAGAAAAGAGTTACAAAATAGTATCAAAGCAAAATTAAAATTAGAAAAAGAAAAGAATAGACGGTTATCTAATAACAAGATATTAACCTTTGATATTAATAAAATAAACAAAAAATAATGTATAAACACTTGACTTTATAATATTTTTGTGTATCTTTGCAATGTATTTAAAATATAGGGCTATGAAACAGATTACAATTTCAGAACGAGTACACAAATTATTTACTAACAAACAAATTGATACTTCATATAAAGAAGTTAAGAAATTAAAAAATATTAAAGTTGGTAAAACTGGTAAATTAAAAGGTGGTTTACATTATGTACTTATGAAAAATGGTTTTTTACTATTTTAAATAATAATAATAATGAAATTATATTTTAATGAAAAAGCACATAAATATACTGATGAATTTGGTAATAAATATATAAGTGCTACAACACTAATAGGAAATTATACAAATAAATTTAGTGATAAGGAAAAAGATATTGCTAAAGCTTGTGCTAGAATAGGTAAAAATCCTAGACATCCTAAATATTTACGTTATAAAGATAAATCTGCTAAACAAATATTAGCAGAATGGAAAGCCATTAGAGATAATGCTTGTAATATAGGTAATAATAAACATAGTTACCTTGAGCATGCTGTTAAAGACTCTAATGGTTTTTTTAATGTATTTAAGACAAAATATAATACTAAGGATAACAATGGAAATGTAAAATTATTTACAGTTGAAGATTTATCAAATAATATTAATATAGGTGAATTAAATATAGATTATTTCATTGATACTGGTATTAAAGATAAATATCCAAAGATATATGAAATAATAAAATTATTAGTAAATGATGGATGGAAGATATATAGTGAAATAGGAGTATTTGATTCATCTACCTTAATATCTGGATTAATAGATATATTATTTATAAAAGATAAAGACTTTATTATATTAGATTGGAAAACTAATAAAGATACTATTAAGTTTGAATCTGGATATTGGGATAAAGATAATAATGGAAAAACCACTAATTATGTATTTACAGATAAAAGATTTAAACCTCCTTTAGATCATTTACCTCAAAGTGTTGGTAATAAATATACACTTCAATTAAGTTTATATGATTATTTAGTAGAACTGTTTGGTTTTAATTTTGTTACAAATATATTATGTCATATTAAGCATGATGTATATACTTATGAAGATGAAGAGGTTGTAGATGATATTACATTACTAGGAAAGAATAAGGTAGAAATATTATCTATTAAATATCTTAAACAAGATATTATTAATATGGTAAATCATTATATTAATGTAAGAAGTAATGGACAATTAACTATTATATAATTATGAATGTAAGTATTAGATTAAAATATAATAAGTTTGATAAAGTATATCATATAACTCCTAATAGTAATGATTTAATCATATTAGATGCTAGAATTTATATGGATGGCTCTGTTCAATATTTAGTTACATCTGGAATTGATAATTATGTATGGATTAACGAAGAAGAATTAACTAAAGAGAAAATAATACAATTATGAAATTATTTACAATAGTAAATGGTGATATAGTTATCAATAAGATAGAATTATTAACTATTACTGAATTTAAATCTATATTAAAACGTACTAAGCATAATGAAACTCCTGCTAAAAAAAGAGATAGAATATTTAGTGAGTTAGCTTACATTTATCATATAGCTGATAGTAAGAGTTTACCAAATACTAAAGGTTATGATGATAAAGAAGCACATATATATGCTATTGAAAAAGCAGGATTAGATAAAGATTGGAAACCTGATGAATTAATATTAAAAGCAATAGAATTATATAAAGAAGAAAATAGTAGTGTTGCTAAAGACACAATTAATGAATTATTAAAAACTTTTAGATTTACTAATAAAGTTATAATAAAAGTTAGAAAAGCTATTGAAGATATACTTGATACAGACAAATTAAATAAAGAACAAGCTGCTGAGGTATTAGGTCTTATTGAAACTAGTATAAAATTTGGTAGAGATATACCAAAATTAAGTAGAGAATTAAATACTGCAATAAATGAATTATATGAAGATGAAAATGATGATGTAGTATTATTACGTGGTAGTAAAGAACCAGTTCCTATGAGTGCTGATCCAGATACTGATTTTTAATAACTAAATATAATAGAAATGAAAACAGAAAATTTATTAATTAAATGTATTAATATAGAATTAGAAGCTAATGATCAAAATATAGCTGATAATTATCCTAATAGTGGATTCTATATTATTGAAAATAGTAAAGTTGAAGGTTTATTTTATGTTAGTAAAGAGAATAACACTGTAATATATATAGATACTATTGCTCAAATTAAGTCATATATTACTAAAACTAAAAATAAAAATGATGTAGCTAAAATTGATAATAGTATTATTACAGGAGATGTATTACTTAAAACTATTGCTATGATAGTAAACAATGAAAATTATAAATCATTAAAATAATATATTATGGGTAATATTCCAATTATAGATATGAATGACTCTAATTTTAATAGTAAATTAGATTTTATGTTAAATACGGATGGTATTCCTACTATTGATGAATTAATGAATGAATTAAAATAATATGGTTGATAGTTCACATAAAACTTTACCATTTATTGAATATGTACATAGTGATAAATCTATGTATCCTAAAGCTAGTGAAACATTAAATACTAGATTAGGAGTTAATTATATAGATAAAGATAATGATTTTCTTATCGGTAATAGTGGTGGGTTTTTAATGAATTGGAATTTTAAGTTTATTGATACTTATATATTTAGTGAAGCAGCAAGAGCATATGAAGAAAATAGACATAATCCTGATATAGTTAATTGGGTTAATAGTATTACTATTAGTAAAAGTGAAAATAGAAATAAGTATTATTATTGTCCTCATAGATTTGGTACTGAAGAATATAATAAATTTTGGAGAAGAGAAACATATCGTAGAAGAAATGGTATGACAGCTAAATGTAAATTATTATCTACTGGTAAGATAGTTAATTTACATATTACAGGTGATCATTATAATTATCTTAATTATAGTAGAATTAATAGAACTCCAACTAAAGATGAATTTGAAGAATTACATAAAAAAGGTGATTATAAAACAACTCTTATACAAGGATTTCCTAGATTTTGGGATGGAGATTACTGGAATTTTAAGATAGATTTCTTTATAGCAAATAATGGATTTCATTTAGCTAAAGGTAAAGCTCGTGGTAAAGGATACAGTAATAAACGTGGAAGTCAAGCGGCAAATACATTAAATTTAATTCCAAGAGCTACTGTTGTATTAGCTGCAGATTTAATAGATTACTTAACTGATGCTGATGCAACTGCTGGAATGGTTAAAACTAATCTTGATTGGTTAGAAAATAATACTCATTGGAGAAGATTTTATTTAAGTGAAGACTTAGAAGAACTTGAATTAGGATATAAAACAAGTACTGGTGGAAATACTAAATATGGATATAGAAGTAAATTATATAGTGTTAGTATTCATGTTAATGAAAGTGCTGCGATTGGCAAGAAAGCAATAGAAATAGATTTTGAAGAAGCTGGTAAATGTCCTAATCTTGAAAAAGCATTAAGTGTAACATTAAGTAGTACTGAAGTTGGTGCAGGCAATATTGGTACAATTAGAGTATATGGAACTGCTGGCACTAAAGCTGCTAACTGGATACCTTTTTCTAATGTATTTTTTAATCCTTCTAGATATAAAATGATGCCATTTGAAAATGTGTGGGATTACGATGCTAGAAATAAAGTATGTGGCTTCTTTCATCCTCAAGTTCTTAATATGGAACCATTTATGGATAAATATGGTAATAGTTTACTAGAAGAAGCATATGAATATGATAAAAAAGATAAGAAGTTACAAGAGAAAGAATTAACAATATCTCAATATATTACTTACGTTGGACAAAGAGCTAATACTCCTGAAGAAGCTTTTAAACAAGGTGGTGAAAATATATTTAGTAGTATTGAATTAAGTACTCATATTGCTAGAGTATTATCTGATGATAGTATTGCATATTATAGAGATGGAATGATTGTATCTACTGAAAAAGGATTAGAATTTAAAACTAATTTAGAATTAAAAGCTGCTGGTATAACAACTCATCCATATATAACTGATGTTCCATTTTCTGTCAAAGATGATATATATGGTTGTATTAGAGAATATTATCCTCCTTATTTAGTAGATGGAAAAGTTCCCTCTGATCTATATTATGTAACATATGATACAGTTGGAATAGATAAAAATAGGAAATATATTACAAATAAACATTCTCTAAATTCAATGCAAGTAATAATGTATCCAAATAATTATACTAATACTAGAGGTGATATTATAGTAGCTAGTTATGCTGGAAGACCAGATAGAATGGAAGAAGCTGATAAAATATTTCTTAATTTATGTAAAAGATATAATACTATAGGTGGTGGAGTAGTTGAACGTGATAGAGGAGAAACAATTAGTAATTTTAGAAAATGGAAAGAAACTAAATGGTTATCTACTGATCCAACTATAATATTATCTAATAAACGTAAAATGGTAGACGCTGTATTATATGGTATTTCAATTGGTTCTGGGGATAATGCTATGCGTGGTTTAGAAATGCTTAGAGATTGGTTATATACTAAAGTTGGGGATGATGAAAATGGAAATCCAATATATGTGTTCCATTATATAAACGACTTACCCTTTTTAAAAGAGTTGTCTATGTTTAATTTTAATGATAATTTTGACCGTATAAGTTCTATGAGAGTAGGAATGTTTAAATTAAATGCAATGAAAGTAAAACATAAGTCTGATATGATTGCAGCATCTAAATTTCATAGTGCTAGTGTATATAGTCAAATTGGTTTATATGGATATAATAATTAATATATGATAAGTACTAGACAAGACCAACGTGTTTCAGTCGCTAAAAAACAGAGTGAAGGATGGTATATGCCAAATATTCATTATTATATTGGTATGGCTACTGCATTAAATAATAAAAACAATACACAAGAAAATCTTAATGCTGCTAATGGAATAATAGATACTACTACGTATAATTATGTATTGAATCCTATACAATTTGATGGTAATATACTAAGAAAACTTCCAGGAGAAATAAGGGATGTTGATTTTATTAATCCAATTAGGGAAAAGAATATAGGTGAATATTTAGAATTACCACATAATTATACTGTAAAAGTTGATGACCCTAATACTTCATTGTTAAGAAATAAACAAGTTGCTGATGAATTAACTCCAATATTACAGCAAGCAGTAATAAATTTAATTAATAATGAAAAAAATAATCCTAATGGATTACAACAACAATTAAATAATCAACAAAATCAGCAGGAGCAACAACAAAATCAACAAGACATAAGTCAGCAAAATCAACAACCTCAACAAAATCAACAAGTAGAATCCCAAATTCCTATAAGTGGAGTTCCATCTGCGGATATTAAAGATATTAAAGCTGTAATAAAAGAAGCTACTGATAACTGGTTTGATAGTAGAGCTGAAAGAGTTAGTAATCTTATTCAATGGATATGTGATAATAATGATTCAGAAAATAAAAGATTAACACTCTTTAATTATTGGTGGAGTACAGAAGAATGTTATATTCGTACATATATTAATAATAATGAAGTATTATATGAAATTATCAGTCCATTAGAAGGTTATCCTATTGATAATAGTTATGAGTTTGTAGATGACCATGAGGCATTTGTTATAATGCGATATATTAGTATTAATACTATATATGAAAGATATGAAGATAAATTATCTAAAGCTGATATAGAATATCTAAAAGAATTACAAAATAGAACTAATTCTACTGGTTTATGTACTATTACTGCTCAATTAGTAACTGATATTTATGGAAGAAAAGTATTTGATGAAAATAATAATGCTGTTCCTGGAAATACCTCTTATAATATTTCTAAAAATGGAATGATTAGAGAAGTTATATTATATTTTAAAACTAGTACTAAACGTAGAATACTATATAAATATAATCAATTAGGTACTGTTGTATCAGAGGTAATTCAAGATAAAAATTTTGTATTTGATACATCCAAAGGCCATATTAGTATAGAGAATGAATGGATTACTGAAACTTGGGAACAAGTATTGTTAGGAGAATATTATATTGGTATATATTTAAAGCCAGAACCAATTCCAGTACAAATATATGATGCTAATGGTCATAATAAACTTCCTATAATTGGTAAGAAAGGTCTTATTAATGGAGTATATATTAATCCTATTCCTCATAGAATTGCACCTAATTTAGCATTATATAGAATAATTACATTACAAATAGAACGACAGTTTGCAAAATACAAAGGTAGTATGGAGCTTATTCCTAAATCTATGCTATTAGGTGATAATGGTGATATAAAAGGTAATATGTTTTATCGTATTGCTGATGGTACTATTATATATGATGATCAAGCTGTAGATTTTAATACTGCTGCTCAAGGATATAGAATAGTTGGTAATGATGCTGCAACTAACTATATTAAAGCTTTAATTGATTTTAGAGATATGATTAAAGCTGAGGCATGGGATATGGCAAATATGAATGAAAGTAGATATGGAAATGCTCCTGCAAGTGCTACAGTTACAAATAATAATCAAAATATATTTAGAGCTAAATTAGGTAGTGTATTAATGATTACTACATTTAATAGTATATTATTAAGATTATATCGACAATTGGTTGAATATGCTAAAGTAGCTTATGTTAATGGAGTATCTGGTGCAATCAGAGATGATGCTGAAAATAAGATTACTTATTTTAATATAGATAGTGGAGAATTAACTGAAAATAATTATGGTATATTTATGTCTAATGCTGTATTAGATTTAAATAAATTAGAAGAATATAAAAAATTAGCATTTAGTGCTAGTCAGAATGGTGATTTTGATATTGCTATGGAAGCTATTGATTCTGATAATATTAGTAGGATTAGAAAACATATTAAAGAATTAGTTAAAGCTAATAAAGAATATCAACGTGAATTAGAGATTCAAAAGCAACAAACATTAATGCAAATTAATGAAGAAAAAATGCAAAGTGCACAAGCAGATAGAGATAATGCTCTTGCAATGGTTAAATTAAAAGAAGAACTTATAACTAATAGAGATTTAAAACTAGCTGCTTCTAATAATTATAATAAAGGTAAAGTTAATAATATAAATAAATAATAATAACAATTAAACTTAATAAAATGGCAGACGGAAAAATTGTAATACCAGGAGAAAAAATAGATACTGGAATTAATGATATTAAACCTCCAGAAGAATTAACTCCTGAACAAATTGCAGCTAAAGAAGCAGAAGAAGCTGCTAAAAAGAAAGCAGAAGAAGATGATAAAACATCACTAGAAAGTGGTACAAATGAGTCTAAAGTTGAAATAGATGGAATTGAATATAAATTGGATGATAAAGGTAATGCTTTATCTGAAGATGGTAATATATTTAAAACTAAAGAAGAATTAGATATACTTGAAGATTCTAATAATAATAATGATAATAATAATAAATTAGATATTGATGGTGTAATTTATACTATTGATAAAGATGGAAATGCAGTAGATGATAAAGGAAATATTACATACAGTAAGGAAGATATAGATAAAATGGAAGCTAATTCTGAAAATGAATTAGGAGATGTTGATTTAAAATCTATAATTGATGACACTAAAATTGTTATTACTGATAAAGATGGAAATCCTATAGAATATGATAATACTAAGGAAGGATTAGAAAAATATATAGAAGATGTATATAATAAAGCTAGTAAAGATGCAGTTGATGAGCAATTTGAAAAATTATATACAGCATATCCATTTCTTCCTAATTTGTTAACACATTTACAAGCTGGTGGAACATTTGATGATTTTGCTAATACTGAAAGTTATGCAAATGTAACATTAGATAAAGATAATGAAGCACAATTAAAAGCTATTATTACTAAAGCTAGAAGTGCAAGAGGAGATTCTCAAGAGAGTATTGATAGATACTATAATTATCTTAAATCTAGTGATGACAATAATGATGCTGTAATTGAAGAAGCTGAAAGAGAACTTAAATATTTAAAAGATACAGAACAGCAAAGATTACAGAAACAACAACAATTAATTGACCAACAACAACAAGCACAACAAGAAGAATTAAATAATTATTGGGGTGTTAAAGTTGATGAACAAGGTAATTTAATTGATTTAAATAAAGATAATAGTGTTTATTCTATTATTAAAAATAAAACTATAAAATTGGGAGATGATACTTTTAAAATTCCTGATAAAATTAGAGTTGTTGAAAATGGTAAAGCTATTCTCTATACTCCTGATGACTTTTTTAAATATTTATATGAACCGATAGTAGTTAATATAAATGGTAAAAGAGTTACTACAACTAGAGATAATATAAAGCTATCTCAGGAGAAAGAAAAACGTAATATAAATAATGACTTGTATGATGCTTTTCTTAGATTTACTAATTATGATAAATCTCAATTTATTAATGAACAAATTAAGAATAGTGAAGTACAAAAAATTAAAAAGTTAAGTGCTAAGCGTATTAAGAAATCAACTAACACTAAAACTGCACCGACGGGTGGTAAAAAACGTATTGTAATTAAATAATATTGTTAAATTAAAGTAAACAAAATGAGAAAATGAGAGAACTATATAGTACAGCTTATAATAGCGAGCGTTTTACTGATGAAAATGTTCTATATAAAAATGATTTAATTGATGCACCTACTCTTAGTAGAGGACTTACTTATCTATATGGAAAAGATAGTGAAATGTTTCCTTTACTTAGTCTTACTGAAGGACAAAATGGTCTTGTAAGTATTCCACGTAAAGAACTAAATGATACTCAATATACTTGGAATGTTATGGGTAGAATGAAACATACCAGTAGAGTTGTTGGTCTTGCTAATCCTAATAATTCTAAGCCTGGTTTAGGATTTACCCCTTTTGATGTATATTTTGAAGATGATTGGTTTTTGAAATTTTATGGTGCTACTACTCCTGATAAACAGCATAATGTTCGTATTCAGGGTACTCCTGTTAAAGTTGGAGATAAAAAGTTTAAAGTTACCTTTATGCTTAATACTTCTGACCCTGAAGAATATGTTAGTCTTGAAAACTTTATTGGTAATGTAGCATGGGTTATGACTGCTCCCTCAGTTGGTGCTAGTCATTCTGATGGTACATCTAGTAATAGTATGTCGCCTGGAAAATGGAGCAATCAATTTGGATTTCTTCGTTTTAGTAAACAAATTGCTGGTAATATTGCTAATAAAGTTACAAATATTGAATTTGATTTAGAGGGAGGTGGAACTACTAATCTATGGATGCCGTGGGAAATGCGACAGTTTGAAATAGATAGAAGGTTAATGCTTGAAGAAGAACTTTGGAATGGTAAATATAACAGAGATAAATATGGTCAAATTCATCTTAAAGATAGTGAAAGTGGTGAAGTAATTCCTAAAGGAGCTGGTGTTAAGGAAATTCTTAAAACTACTGGACAGTATGATACATATGGAACATTGACTCTTAAGAAAATTGATAGTGTAATTACTAATCTATTTTCTAATAGAGTTGATAATAACCCTATGGAACTTGTATTTTATACTGGAACTGGTGGTATGAGAGCTTTTAATGAAGCTATTAAAGTTAGAGCTCATGCTAATCAGTATTATTATAAATTAAGTGAGGCAGAAATCATGAGTGGCAAAGATGGTTATCTAAGTTATGGTAAGTATTTTATGCAATATAAAACTATTGATGGTTATGTTATTACTCTAAAACATGCTAATATCTTTGATAAAGGACTATATGCTGAACTTGATAGAGCTAATGGTAATATGTATAATGGACTTCCTGCTGAATCATATAATATGATTTTGCTTGATATGAGTACTAATGATGATGGAGAACGTAATGTTCAACTAGTTGGTGAACAAGGAAGAGAAGTTGTTACTGGTATTTATAAAGGTATGAGTCCTTTACCAGGTGCTTGGGGTGCAATTGACAATGGTAAATTGTTAAGTACAAAGAAAGATGAAGCTAGTTATGAAGTATTTGTTTCACAAGGCATTACTTTAAAAAATTATACTACTAGTTATTTCCTTGAATTTGTAAAATAAAATAAAATAATGGGGGTATCTTAATTGATACTCCCTACTAATAAATAATATATAATAGGTACATAAACTAATAAATAAAATAAAATGTTAGTAGATAATAAAAAAGTTTGGATATATTGGAGAAAATTAGAAAGTTCATATTCTTATGCAAATAGAAAAGTATTAGTTGAACCTCCTCGTAAAATTGGTGGTTCTATTTCTTCTACTTCTAAAATGTTAGCAAATGTTGAAGAACAAAAAGAGATTATGCCTGATATTATATCTGTAAGTCCTACATCACCTAATTGGTCTGAATTATTATCATCTTATTGGAATAGTATAAGTATTGAAATTCCTGAAAGTGGTAAAGAATTAGAAGTAGGTTTTATATATGATATTCAGAATTCTAGTAAATCTAAATATATTAAACAAATTAATGATAGTATTAATTCAGAGAAATCTAAGTTAACTACTGATAATGATTTAAAATCTTATATAGATAATAAACTAAATAAAGTATTATTAGATTTTAATAAAAGTTTAAAACTTCTTAATAGTATTACGAATGATAAAGCTCGTGAAGCAGCTAAAACAAAAGCTTATAAGGATAAATATGATTCAATTGTACGAATCGAATCAGAACGATATAAAGTTGGTACTCCTATCAGCCCTGATAACTATATGTTATATCGTTATTGTCTTATTTATCGTGATGTTGCTAATGAATTTAATTTAGCTACTAAAAGTCCTTATATTAGATTTTACTTACATAGTGAAGAAGATATTAAGAGATTTAAAGAACAAGCTTATAAATTAGAAAGAAGTCGTATGTCTGCTTATCTTGATACTATTAAGAGTGTAAGTAAAGTTGAGAATGTATTATATGCTATGGGTTTTGGTGAAGAAATTCCTAAAGAAGATATAGATAAATATACATATCTTGATAAAAAATCAAAAGAAAATTCAAATAAATTTATCAGTATTGCAACTAATAAAAATTTAGAAATATTAGGTTTAATTGAAAAATATATACAAAGCAACATTTTACATAGACTATCAGGTAGTCAGGTAATTGTAGATGGGGTTGATTCATCTAAAATTATTGGTAATAATGTAAATGAAGTTGTAAGTTGGTTTAGCAATAAATCTAATGCTGCTGAAGTTAGTGAATATGCTGCTAAGTTTAAAAGTTTACCTAAATAATAACTAAAATTAAATAAAATGAAAGATGTTTTTATTACTGCCGATGCAGCTGAATATCCATTAGTAAGTGCAGTTGCAGGAGTTTGGGAAATAAATAAATTATCTACTGGTGCATTGGCACTCTTTAATGAAGATGGTAGTATAATTAGTAATGATGTAGATGTTACGAATATTACGAAGAATGATATTACTGGAGATGTAGTTGAAATTGTTTTATCTACAACTACTGGAACTCCTAAAGTATCAATTCCTATTCGTAGAAAAAATCTTATTCATTCTAAAGTTCCATATTCTGCACCTGTAGCTGCAGTTAAGGTTCTTGGTGGAGAAGTTAATGGAGGGGCTAGTACATATAGTCTTAATCTTCCTAGTAGTATTTCTGCTGGTGATTATGTTGGAGTTGATATTGTTGATTTAAGTAAACCAGTTGAAAATACTCAGCGTGTTAAAACATATGGTTTTACTGCTGTTAATACAGATTCATTAGCTGGCACTGGAATTAATAATATTATTAGTAAATTAGTAAGTCTCATTAATAATGATCCTAATGCTGTAGTTACAGCTAGTGCTAATAATGATGGTACTAATAATACTGGTATCAAATTTATTGCTAAAAGTGCTGGAAATGATTTTGCAATTGCTAAAGAAGATGGTGTTCTTAAAGATGCAAATATTGTTGAATATAAAGTAGTTGATGGAATTTATACTCCTAGTGCTACTACTACAGTAATTGCTAATGATGTTGGACATGGTACCTATGCTCATGTTGCTAAATCTGAAAAAGATTTATTACCATATAGTGGTCGTAATGGTGGACATGTTCTTGAAAATGAACTTTGGTCTGCTAAAAATCAAGCTGTTCCTGGACTTACTTATGATACATATGTATTAATTTTTACTCCTAAGCGTGATTCTTTATTAAGTCCTACTGGAAATAATGAACAATTGATTAACATTTTTGTTCCTACTGCTAATAAATATGCAGCAGATGCTATTACTAGTGGTACACTTGTTGTTGGAAAAGCTTATGAAATTGTTACATTTGTATCAGGTGATGATTTTACTAATGTAGGAGCTTCTTCAAATAAATCTGGAGTTGTATTTGTAGCAACTGAAACTACTCCAACTACTTGGACGAATACTTCTAGTTTAAGAGAATTAAATTCTAATAGTATTAATTATGCTTTAGATGTGATACTTCCGTTGGTTGCTGAGTAATTTTTTTTCATGATTAGGGGAGTGTAATGCTCCCCTTTTTAATATTTTATATTATGACTATATCTGAAATGCACATTGGTATTGATTTATTACTTCAAAGATTGAATAGTGAAATTGATGCTGATATTGAACCTAAAGAAAAAGATTACTTTATTAATCTTACAACTAAATTACTTATAAAAGCTATATTAATTAATGAAAAGAATTCTATTGAACCATATATATCTAGAGAAGATATTAATAGATATTATAATTCACTTAGAGTTTTTATTAATGAATATAATTTAGATTTATATAATTATGGAAAATATTATAGCGGTAAGATACCAGTAACAGATGGATATAATAATAGTATAAAATCTGGATTATTAATTGATGGAGTTACATATAGAATAAAAACTAAAGGAAATACTGATTTATCTAATTTTGGTTATGATAAATCATCTGATACTTTTAAATGTAATACTAAATTAGTAAACAACATATCTACATTAGGAGTTGGTACTTATAAAATTATTAATCCTGGCAATTTATTATTAGATAATACAGCAGTTATATATAATAATATTGAACCAGAAAGTATATTTATAATTACTGGAACTAATACTTCAACATCAGATAGTAATACATTAATAAAACCATTAAAAATATCTCCTGTTTGGGATGATACAACAGAGCTAGAAATAGTAAAAGATATAAATTATTATGAAGGTATAGGAGTTACATCATTTGTATCTAACGACAAAATAGTTAATTCTAATAATATTGTTATTGGAAACACATATGTTGTAAATAAAGATAATATTGATATTAGTGCTATATATAATTATAATATACTTAATGCTAATAAAGGAATGATATTTAAAACAATATCTAATACTATAAATACTATAAATGATGAAGACTTACTTGAGTTAGATGAGGTAGATTGTAGATTACCATTAGATAGAGAAATAAATAATTATCTTCATAATTCGTTTGGAAATATTAAAACTAATCCGTTGTTTACTTATTATGATGATGAAATTAGAATATATACAAACAATAAGTTTAAAATATATAAAGCTATTTTAAAATATATTATTACTCCTAAAGATGTAGATGTAGAAAATAGTATTAATAGTCCATTACCAGAAAGTATGCATGAATTTTTACTTGAATTAGTAGTTAAGAAAATAGCTTCTACAATAAACAGTCCAGATTATCAATATATTAGAAATGATATTATTGATAATAACAAAATAGTTGAATAATGCAACAATTAATACGTTCAAAAAGTAAAAGATTAAGAATTGCTATTTTAGCATTTTTTATATATATAATATTAGGTATAATAACTTTATTTACAGATTCTAGTGCGTTAAGTGGAATGGGAATTTATGTTGGAAGTACTAGTTTACCAATATTAGTTTATATACTTGGAGAATCATTTAGACCATCTAATAAAAATAATAATAATGGATCAGGATGTTAAAGATAAATTTGAAGTAAATAAACAAGAACATAACGCTATGATACAACAGATAACTAATAGTAGATTTGAATTAAGAATATTAGTTGCTGTATTAGGTATTCTTATGAGTGTTATTATTTATCTTCTTAGTGATAATGTTAGATATCAAAAATTAGCATATAAAGCTAATATTGAAAGATATGATTATAATCATAAATTAGACTATACTATAAAAGGATTAACGTATAAGGTTAATTCATTATCTAGTGATGTTACAAAATTGTCTAATTTTGTTTATACTATTAATTACAAAATAAATAAGAGAGATAGTATATTTTATTATAATGAATATAGTATATTAAAAAGAGATTTTTATAATTATAGAAGTGAACATGATGGTAAAATACATAATGCAGAATAGACGATGGTATTATCCCGATACTACTATATCATCATTACATATAGATTTTAATAAAGTAGGATATACATTAGAAGATACAGTAAGAGCTAATGGAATAAAAGTTAAAAATTATACTGCTATTCCAGAAAATATATCTGGATATAATGTTGCTATTAAATATTCTAATCATTTTAAAAAAGATGTAGTTGTATTATATACTGATATTATTGATGGAATATATACTATAAAAAAGAACGGAGTTATATTTACTAACATATATTCTCATGGTGGAAATGATAATAAAGATACAGATGGATGTATATTAGTAGCTAAAAATAAAGGTATAATAGATGGTATTCCTAAAATATGGGATTCTATTTCTACTGAAGTATTTAATTTTGTAAAATCTGAATTAGATGCTAATAATAAAATAAAATGGATTATAAAAAACTATCCTAATGAAAATATTTAAATTATTAATATTTATATTTACTATTACATCATTTACATCGTGTGTTACACAACAAGCATGTAGTAGAAAATATCCACCTAAAATAATAAATAAGGATAGTATTGCTATAAGAGATAGTATTATAACAGTGTATTTACATGATAGTATATTAATAAATGCTGATACTGCTCAAGATAATACTATTGTGCATACTGCTAATGGAATAATTAATAGTAATAAATTAATTAAAGAATTACATTTATGTAAAGCAACATCACAAGTTATAAATGGAAAACTTAATTTAACATTAATGCAAAAACAAGCTATTGTAGATAGTTTATTAAAGCATAATATAAAAGTAAAAAATAAAATAGTATATAAAACACGAACAAGAGTAGTAGTAAAATATATACATCATTGGTATTCTGGAATAGAAGAATTTCTAGCTATATTTATGTTAGGCATTATTTTGTTCATATTGGCTCGTACTGCATTTAAAATAATAAGTAAAATACCTTAATATGGCAACTTTAAATTTAATTGCAGATGAATTATCTGCAACATTGGATAGACCATTTGATAGTATGCTAAAAGAACGTATAAAGTCTTCTTTTAGACATGCTATATATACGTTATTAAGACAGCAAATTAATAAATATGGAATTAATGATAATTATAAAACTAGATTTTATAGTGATTTAATGCTTACTGAAGATATTACTAATTCTAATAATATTAATTTATATAGAAGTAAAAATAAAATTCCAACACCATTACGATATAATTCAGATGACCCATTTACTTCAGTTACTATTTTAGATAGTAGTAATGTTAATTATAGTAATAATCCATTTTTATTTAGTAAACCTATAGAAATAAAATATAATGGTTTATTAGCTACAAATATAAATAAACCTCCTAGATATGTATATCTTAATGAATATATTTATATATTTAATATAAATCCAAATATAGATATTAATACTTCTAAATTAATAATAGAAGGAGTATATCCAATTAATGATATATTATCAATTAGCGATAAATATAAATTTAATGATAATACTACTTTAACAGTTCCGGAAGATTTAATAGAAGATACTAAAGCATTTATATTAAAATATGATTTTTCAATTACTGATGCTAGAGATAAAGTAAAACCAATAAATATTGATAATGAGTAATTTAGATAAATATACAACTGCTAAATTAGTTGGATTTGAATATACATCTATTATTAATAATAAAATAGAATTGTTAAAGTCTAAATTAGAAGATGCAACTCGTAATCGTAAAATATATGAAAAGTTAATACTTATTAATAAAGATAAAGTATATCCGAATGATATATTAAGTTATGTTAGTGATGTTTATCATAATAAAAAGCAATACAATAAATTTAAAATAATTGAACTATTTAATGTAAAGAATGGTCAATATAGAAATAAGATTAATTCTATATTATATAATAATGTATCTAATGATGAATTTAGATTAATATATAGTTATTATGTTAATTTTATGGAATACTCTATATTAGAAAGTAATTTAGATTTAAAACTTGAAAAATATGAAAGATTGAATATATCTAGTGCTACAATATCATATTTGTTTAAAATATACTTTTGGTATATATCTATTGGATTATTAAGAAGTAGGTCTAAAATTCAATTACCATATAATGTTAATATTAGAGTGTATGGTAAAAATCCTAATAATGCTCGTAAAAAATATAATAATAATAGTGTTAGTGTAGATTGGGGAGAATCTTTAAAAGTATTAATTAATATTGCTAAAGAAATAAAACCAGATTTATATAATGCGTATATAAATAAAAATATAAAGAAAAAGGATTTTATTCAATCTATGAAACCTTATGTATATAATAAGGAATTAAATCCTAATGGTAAGAAATGGATTGTTAAAAGAGATAAAGATTTTAATTTATGGATTGTAATATGGTCTAGATTTAGTAATTTAAAAAATATAAGAAATTATTCTATTATTCCTACTAATTTTATTGCTACTAAAGATAGAAGTCAAATACAGTTTGCAAATAATGTTAAATCTATAGATGATATAATTACTAGTAGAGAATTAGGATTTAGAGATAAACTTAGAGTACTAGAAAGATATGATATTAATTACTGTTTAAATACATTTGATAATGATTTATAAAAAAATAAATAGCAAAGTAATTATATCTAGAATATTAGATACTTATAATTTAAATGCAGAATCATTTGTAAGTAGAGTTCCTAATTGGATATATAATGCTATGAGAAGTATTAAAGTTAGCGATAATTTAATACCAGCTGTAGTATATTCCACTGTTAGAGATTATAAGTGTGTAATTCCAGATAATACAATAGAGTTAGAAGCAGTAACATATAACGGATTTAGACTTCCTAGAATAGATTATATAAATCAAAGTGTTTCTAGTGAAATGGATGACAATTATCATCCAACATTAAAATATCAATTAGATAATAATGGATATATAATTACAACATTTAGGAATGGTAATATAAGATTTTATATAAAAACTTTTCCACTGTCATTTGATGCAGACAGTAATATATTTTTTCCATTAATTCCTGATAATGAAGAATTACACACTGCTTTAGAATGGTATATATTAAGACAATTATTATATAGAAGATATAATCTACCAGGATTATCATTAAGAGATAATAATCCTTTTACAAATCCTGCATTAGCTTGGGAGAAACATAAATTAATTGCTAGAAATAGTTTAGTAAGTCTTGATACTGATGATAGAGAAGCAATTAGTCGTATGTTGCGTTCATTATTATCTAATTATTATAGATATTATGAATCTTTTGGTAATGTTGGTGAATTATATAGTAATAGTACAAAAATAGATATTACTGGTACTCTATTTGTATATGTTCAAAGCGAACCTAGCAAAATATGGTATATTAATCATAACTTAAATACATATCCAGATATAACAATTATATCTGATGGAAAAGAAGTTATATATGCTAATATACAATACGTTGATTATAATAATGCTATTGTTACATTTAATGAAGCTATCACTGGTAGTGCATATTGTAGGAGATAATTGCTATGGCATATGATATATATGATGATTTAGATTTACATAATGGTGAATTAATAAGAGCATTACTATATAATACACCAGATCCAAATAATGATACTAATCTAGTTAATTCTAGAAAAGGAGCAGTATGCTATAATACTACTGATAATTATCCATATTATTATGATGGTATATCTTGGAAAAAATTACCTACTAATGAAAATACATTACTTTACACTAATTTAAAATTAATGCCTGAAAAAATAGGAGGATATGATATTGGAACTATATTTGATAAAGTTAATTATAAATCTATATTAGATGGCTTATTATATCCATATCAATATCCAGAATTTTCTGATTTTAAATTATTAATTGATAATAATGTTATAACTGAATATGAAATAGGAACTCATTTTGATTTTAATACAAGTATTGATTATGTAGTTAATAATTTTAATAATGTAGATATATATAAAAATTATATAATATCTTCTAGTATATTTAATATTATAAATAATTCTATAATTCCTACTAGCAATTCTAATGTAAATATTCAAATTTCACCTATAGATTTTAATTCTGTATATGATATAGATATATCTATAGAAGGACATAATACTAAAGATGATATATTTAAAAGTACATATATAGTTAAAGTTAGAAAATATATGTATTATTATTTAGGAAATGAGTTATCATCTCCAACTACTAGTTCTGATATTAGATTATTATCTAAATACTTTCTTGATAAATTAAATAGTGGAATATTTAATATAGATATTAATAAAAATACACAAGAATTTAGTTTATATATACCATCTGATAAAAATATTAAAGTTATAGACATTGAAAATATGAATGCAAATATAACAGATAATTTTACATATACTAATATAGATATAACTCATAGTAATGGTTTAGTATCTACTTATAAGAAATGTACTATCTATTTAGGTGGTGCTGGATATTTAGATAATACAACTTTTAAAATTGAAGTAATATGAATTTGAACTTACCTTATGGAATATATGTTTCTACAAATGCTGATTTAGATGTAAAATATAGAGTTGCTAATAATACAGCTAGAGATGCTCTTATAACAAATAAATTAGTTAAAGTTGGATTTGTAATATATAATGAATCTGATAATAAAAGATATTGGCTTAAAACATATCCTACTGAAGGAAGTTTAACTGGAGTTGAATGGGAAGATATTAATCTTAAAATAACTACTGAAAATACATCTGGCATATCTACTTTAGTTAATAATGTATTGAATATTCCTAATTATTCACATCCATTAAAGAAATGGGTAAATAAAACAGATTTATCAGGTTCTACTATTATTTCTAATCTTACTATTGATAGTTTAGGACACCCAACAGATTGGATAACAAGAAATTTAACTCCTACTGATATTGGAGCACAACCTGCTGGTACATATGACAATTATGTTAAATGGATTATAAGTGTTGGGGGAGTTACTGGAAATATAATAAGTGGAAATACATTAGTATTTGATGCTGGTAATGTGTTAAATACATCTTATAGTGATACTACTAAAACAGTAACGATAGGCCACAATGACATTACAAGGACAGACCCGGCTAAGACAACAATTACACCTGGATATTCAGGAACATTTGATATAGTAGAAAGTGCAACTTCTGATGCACAAGGCCATCTTACTGCCATTCAACAAAGAACAATACAATTACCAGATGCTTATGTACATCCATCACATACAGCTTATACAGAAACCCTTTCTGGAGCAACAGTTTTTGCAACATTTAATTCAGATGCATTAGGTCATGTTACAAGTTTAACTACTCGTACATTGACCCTTGCTGACTTGGGGGCACAGGCTGCTGGTAATTATGAATTAATAGCCAATAAAAATATAGCAAGTGGATATGCCGGATTAGATTCTAATGGTTTAATATTTACTTCTCAATTACCTCCACTGGCAATAAGTCAACCTTATGTAGTTGCATCTGAAACTGCCCAATTAGCATTAACTGTCCAAGAGGGAGACGTAGCAATCAGAACTGATTTGAAAACCTCTTATATTGCTTTGAATAGTTCAAATGCTTCAATGTCAGACTGGCAGCAACTTCTTACACCTACCGATAATTATGTAAGTGGGGCTTCTTGGAATACTTCAACTGGTGTTTTAACTATTAATAGAAATGCATTAAGTGATATTACTGTCCCGATCGATGGACGTTATATTGTTGCCAATGCGGCTATCACTGGAGCTACACATACAAAAATTACTTATGATGCAAATGGATTAGTTACCGCTGGTGCAGATTCTACTACATCGGATATTCCTGAAGGAACTAATTTATATTATACAGACGCAAGGGTAGCTGCTAATAGTGCCGTTGCTGCAAATACTGCAAAAGTAACAGAAAGTACTACAGTAACCGCTCCATTAGTTTTAAGTGGATATAATATATCATTACCTAAAGCTACTGGTTCTGTTAATGGTTATTTAAGTTCTGCTGATTGGACAACATTTAATAATAAACTTTCATCATATACTGAAACAGACCCTGTATTTAAAGCATCAACTGTTTATAATATAAGCAATGGAACTGGTTTTTTAAAGAATAATGGAACAGGAACATGGAGTTATGATAATTCTACATATTTAACAGGAAACCAGACAATATCAATTACAGGAGATGCAACTGGTTCTGGGGCAACCTCAATTGCATTGACATTAGCAGCATCTGGTGTAACTGCTGGAACTTATAATAATGTTACAGTAAATGCAAAAGGATTGGTAACTGGAGCAAGTAACGTAAGTTATGAACCAGCTTTCACGAAAAATACAGCCTTCAATAAGGACTTCGGAACAGCAACCGGTCAAGTTTGGGGATATGATGCACATCCAACAACAACAAGTGATTATGGATTGCCTACTTATCCTACTACGTTACCAGCATCAGATGTATATGCGTGGGCTAAGGCAGCAACAAAACCGAGCTATACAACCGATGAAGTAACGGAGGGTTCAACAAATCTATACTATACCGATGCAAGGGTTGCAGCAAAGGTAACACAATCTTATGTTAATGGTTTAGGGATTAATGCTGCTACTTTAGGAGGAATATCATTAGCAAATTTTGTTTATGGGACAAATGGACAAGCGAATACTTCTGTAGCAGATGTAAATACAATTCCTAAAGCTGGCTTTTATGTTGGCTATAATACAGCTAATTCTTTTACTACTGGGGATTTTGGGATAATTAATATCCCAACGTGGAAGGATTCATCAAGTTCAAGTCAATATTCATTGCAGATAGGAGCACCTATTGGGACAACAGCATCTATTAGGTTTAGGAATATTGTTAATAATACCGCTGGTACTTGGTATACGCTGTATGGAAATAACAATGCTAATAGTACAGGAGTTGATTGGTCAGCCCAAAACATAACCCTTGCAGGTTCAATTACAGGGGCTACTTCAATCACTACAGGAACAATCACCCCAACAAACCTGACAACAGGCTATATTCCTTACATGAATGGAAGTCTGGTTAATAGTCCTGTTTATACGGATGGGGTTAATGTTGGGATTGGAACAATTTTAAAAGCAAATACATATCCATCAACGTTTACAACTTTAAGCATAAAAACCCAAACAGGAGATTATTGCCCTATAATTGAATTAGTTGGTACAAGGTCTGCGACAAATGGTAATCAAAATGGGATAATTCAGTTTTTTAATGCAACAACTACTCCTGTTTGGGTTAATACAATTGCATCTATACAGGGAACAAGCCCTGATTCCGGACAATTAAAATTTGATGTTGCTAATACTGGAACATTATCAGAGGCAGCAAGAATAGACCAATATGGCAACGTCTTTATTGGTTACACTTCCGACCCCACAAGTGGAAATAAATTGGCTGTTAATGGAAATGGGTACTTTGCAGGGAATATAACAGCAACAGGTGAAGTAACAGTTGGTCCACATACAGATGGAACAACAGAAGTTGCATCTAATGTGTTATATGGGACAACAGACCCTCCATCAGGTACATTTAAAGAAGGAACAATTTATATAAAATATTAATAATGGATGCTAACTATAATACATTAGATAATATTCCCCCAATATTTGATACTGAATATTGGGTTAAACAAAAATTGTTATATCTGACCAAGAACTCTACTGATTTTGATAATAATAAAATAGTTGGCATAACAAAGAATAGTTCAACTGAAGGGCAATATCCAGGGGCATTAGTTACTAAAGTATATTCCTATGATGATATTAATAATGCTATAACTAATACTCCGGTATTAACATTAATCATGGATGAAACAAGTAGTTATGTTACATCACAATCAAGTGGGGCATCTGTAATATTTAATAATGGAAATAATCCTAAAATAAAAAGGTTAACAATACTTAATTTTTTAGTAGCAAGTATAGCGTTAAAATCTGGTTCTACCGCATTACCAAATCAAATAGGAAATGTAACTGATGATTTTTTATTAATATTTAATTTAATAGGGTGGGATAATACTAATAATGATACAGTAGATATAAATTATACAACTGGTGGTACAGTTATTGCCGGAGCAAGTTCTGATTATGATATTGATATTATTGACTCTAATCATTTTGTTGTAGCAACATCTGCATTAGCTGGTTTAGTTCAAATATATGAAATAAATAGTACATTTGATGGTATAACATTATTAACACAATTATCTAATACTGATAGTACACAAAGAAGTACAGTAAACACAATCAAAATAATAGATAGTTCTCATTTTATGGTTAGCAGGTTTATTCCTACAACTAATGTTTCTGAACTTATTGTATATTCATTTGATACATCATATAATATAACTGAATTAAATAGGATAACATTAGCAAGTGGAACAGCATTAAGGGATTTTACATTTGAAATAGATACTGACAATAAATACGGGGTTATATTTGGATATGATCCGGGTGCACCATCTGGACATGCTAATATTTATAGTGGATATATTTCATATAATAGTGATTTTTCTATAGTTAACGCATCTATACAAGAAGACCCATATTTAACTGATGGAATGACAGTTGATATATATTCATTTAATACACAACCAGAAATAAAACTTTTAACTAATAATTATTTCTTAGTTACAACAGGAAATGGAGCGTCTATAAATTATTATCTATATAAACAGGCCACTAATTATCCAGAATTAATATTAAGAAGTGGTTGGGCAACAGATGATAAGCGTAATATAACATCTATATCTAATCTGATTATTAATAAAAATATATTTATATCAAGTTGGGCAGACAGTT